CCATATCCTGTAGTACTAACACCAGATTCATCATCTTCTCCTTCGATATCTATTTCAATATCTTCGTCGAATATTCCTTCCCCTTCATTAAATATTTGGTATTTAGGTTGATGATGTTCTTTGTCATCCATTTTTTTATCTGACTCTATATCATCGCTTAGAAACCAACTCAGCGCTCCAATTTTTTCCATGAATTGTTCCGCAGTGGGAAATGACTTGGATGTGAATTTGCCGAATTCTGTGCCTTTAATAAGGTGATCCGTAATATCGTGCGTGCTTGGAATCGCGTAATCGTGAAGTAGTCCTTCCGTTTTCTTAAGCTCTTCGACGGCTTTAATAATAGCACTCTTTGTGGGCACAATCTTGTCCGGATACTTGGATTTGATTTCCTTGAAATGCGTGATTTCATCAACACGATTTACCAGCCAATTGTGTTGACGACAAACTTCTTCGCGCAAACGGCGATATGAAACTCCGGCTTCAAGGCGCTGGGATTTATGGCAGCAATAACGAAATCCGATTTTTTCGGAGAATGGAATAAGTTGTTCAATTGGAAGATGAAGCGTTAATGAAAAACTCCGATTCGATGCATCATTTTTATCTTGTGACTGGAATTTATTTTTGGAAAATGATGTTTCCTTTGCCTTTTGAATCGTTGTATTATGAATTCCACATTTGGCAAGTAGTTTTTGCATGTCTCCAAACATTGTTTGCAACGATTCGCCATGTTCATATGTCTTTGATTTTGAAATTGAAATGGATGACATAATATCACGCTTCCCTCTATGCATTCCTAGAACGCATGTATGTCCATCTCCACCAAACATTCCACCAAGAAATTCGCGAACAACGGGGCGAGGACACTTCTCATCCAAGATAAATTCGGGAAGTGTGCCTGGTTGATTTACTTTTCGTCCCCGCAGTATTCCATTCAGTTGAAGAATATCTTCAAGAAATTCAACTGGAATACTAATATAATAGTAATTTTTCGTTTTAAATTTCGTCTGGTTGATTGCGCAAAACATGGTTATATCGCCAAGAAATTGTTTAACATCAATGACATGTCCAAGTGAAACCGACGCCTGTTTTCGTGTACCATCTGCACTAATACTTCCATCGGTAATCAAAAGTCCAAGTATGCGCGCAAATGCTAGCGTTCTCATATATTCATTGTAAGTATCTGTTCGTAAGGTTTGTTTTCCAAATGAAAGTGTCCAACCACCACATTCCGCAATTTCTTCCTTCACCTTCATAAGTGGGTAACTAACACTGGTTTTAACCTTTGATTTATTTAGTTCAAGGTCCTTTACTTTTATCCATGTATTATCGGATGTTAACACTGGATGATCTTCGGTGCATGTGATTTTTCTCCCGTCTTCAAGCGTCAACTCGACACAGTCACGCATTCCCTTATCCATAAATGCGCACTGTTTTGAAGGAACCATACCATTCTTGCTCTCACTCCAACCAAGAACATGTTTTTTATTGATATCCATTTCTTCAATCATTACGGACAGTCCGCATTTCAGAGAAACGGGTGTGTCTCCCTTAACACAATCTCTCTCCATTTCTCCAAATCGTAATCCTCCATCTCGCGATCGGCCTTCGGCCGGCTGACGCGTGAGATTTACCATTGGACCGATGGATCTGCTGTGTTGTTTGTCATTTACCATGTGTTTTAGGCGCTGATAGAATGCGGGTCCCATGAAAATTTCTGATTCGATTTGTTCGCCGGATAGGCCGTTATACAGGAGTTCATTTCCGTTGTTTTCGTAGCCGAGTTTTAGGAGTTCGTTGCGGATTGTATAAACGTCGAGTTCGCCGAAGGAGGTTCCGTCGCCGAAGAGGCCGAGTTCGAGGAGAACTTTTCCGAGGAGGGTTTCTTTGAGTTGTGCGATGGTCATACGGGAGGGGATGGCGTGGGGATTGATGATGATGTCGGGACGCTGGCCGCTTTTCGTGAATGGCATATCCATTTCGGGGATGATGTTTCCGATGGTGCCCTTTTGTCCGTGACGACTGCTGAGTTTATCCCCGATGACTGGTTTACGGAATGTGCGAATGCGGACTTTGCAGATGACGTATCCGTCGCCGTTGCGTTCCATGTAGTTTCTGTCGACGTATGAATCTTCGGTTGTCCGGTGCATTTTACTGACGTCTTCGTATTTGACGAGTTTGGTGTGGTCGTTGCGGTTTTCCTTGATTGGAATGACTTTCCCCATGATGATGTCTCGGTTTTCAATGATGGAATTTTCGGGGATGACGCCTTTGCTATTGAGTTTGCCATAATTTCCGAACTTCATTCCTTTTGTTTTCGTGGAATCGGGCTTGCATCGGATTTCTTCGTCGCCATTAAGTTTCTTGTCTTCGTCTTTTTCGGTGTGGTAGATGGTTGCGCTGAACAACCCGCGATCAATTGCGCCCTTGTTAATGAGAATACTGTCTTCCTGATTGTAACCGGTGTAGCTCATGATTGCGACGATGACGGGGGCGCCGGACGGGATTTCGTCCAATTTAATCATGCGCATGACGCGGGTATCTACGAGGGGGCGCATGGGATTGGATAGAACGTAGGCCGTCTTGTCCATGCGATTGTAGAAATTGGTAACGTACATACCCATTGCTTGCTTACCCATGGCACAGTTTGAACTTGCAAAATTGTCTCCAGCAATAAACGAATGATTATCGTGTGCAACTTCAATGTCAGAAATCATGCAATCTTCTTGTCTTGTTATAGATTCAATCGGTATAAATGCCAAGTTATTAATAACTTGAATATCCTTCATCCATTCTTCGATGCCCATTTTTACGTATTTGGTGCTGGACGAAGATGACATTTTCGAATATTCATTCTCTTTTGTGAATGTCTGGTCTGCGTAAATTCCAATTCTTAATTCATTATTTTGCATCAACTCGCCCACAGTTTTCCAACCATAGTTCGTCATAAATTTGTGATCTTCTGTTGCTACAATTTCTCTTCCGCTAATAGTTTTGACCTTGTAAACAGGATGATCATTTTTACGAATAAAGTGATTTACAATACTGGTTGTTGTCATTTCAAATGTGTTGGGATTAAATGACACAACACGATCGCCGATGGCAACATCCTTTATTTGTCTTCGTGAACCGTCTTCCATTAGGACATTTTCGTAAATTCCAACGCACTGATAAGTATTTCTGGGCGACTGGTTGTGTTCGGGAAACGGGATACAGGACGCGAGAATTCCGAAAATGGTGCTGGGGTGAATTTCGCAGTGGGTGTAATTGTAGTTTTGCGAGCCCCGTTTCAAAAGCGAGTTTCGGAGATCGGTGCGCTTCATAGCAATCATACTGAAATTCTGTTCTTCGGGGTCAATGTATTCGATGATTGCGTCGCCGATTTTGCAGTCGGTTACGAGGTCGTCCCAGCTCAATTCTTTGCGATCCAATTTGCGAAGGAGGTCGGCACTAATGAACGACTTGTTGTCTTTTACGCGCAAAACGGGGCGGGTGATTCTACCGGCGTCGCTGCAAACGCGGATCTCCTTATTTCGAATGTCGAATACGATGGAAGTATAAACATTGATCATGCCCCTGCATTTCTTCTCTTTCAAAATAGTGTATAGTTCGACGGGGTCTCTGCTAATTCCGACCCATGCGCCGTTTACAAACACTTTGACTTTATCGTATAAAGTTTTGCAATCGGCGAATTTATCGAGTGTATCGATGTGGGACTCGACTTGAGTATGAAGCGACTCGGGATTGCTTGGAATGGTAATGTGGCTCATGTAGCTGATATTTTTGACGACACCGACGCTGGCACCTTCAGGCGATTCGGCCAGGCATAAAAATCCCCATGTGGTGTTGTGCAATTTGCGCGGCGGAATGAGTTTGCCGCTCTTGTCGATGGGTGTATTGACTCTGCGAAGGTGGCTCAAACTGGAAACGTATGTCAAGCGATTCAGGACTTGAGCAACACCGACTTTGGTTGTGTTTGTGTTTTTGATTCCGAAATCGCCAGTGGAAAGTGCGCGCTTGATGCCATTTTCAATGGTTGTTGATTTGATGATTTTGTAGACATTTGTCTTGTTGATAATTCCCACATAATCTTCAGTGGAGCGCCAAGATCCCGTATTGATTTCTCGAATGACTTGTTTCGTCATATCTTTGACCACCTTGTTGAAATAGTTTCGAAACAGGTTGTTGAGCAGTGCGCCGGTCAAATCGACGCGCTTGTTCATGTATGAGTCGCGGTCGTCGTGTTTCAATATTCCCAAACTGGATTTGATGAGACGCAAGGCCATGTATCCCAGAAAGTATATTTTCTGTGTTGCAGTTTTGCAATGTGGGAACAAATCAGAGTTCAGGATATCAACTGCAAAATCGCGTTTCTTTTTTGCGCCGGTTTCCTTGTCCATGTACATTGGTGTGTACATTACATTCGACGTGAGCTGGCGCATGGCGTCTTCGTGAGTGAGAACGGTGTTGGCATCAATAATGGACGCTTGAAGTGAAGCGAGAATGACTGCGTTGTTATCCCCACCCTCGATGTCGAGCATGATTTTCTCGCAAATGTCCTTGTCGGAAAGAACAGACAGTGCGCGAAACAGAACGAAGAGGGGAAGCGGGTGTTTGACGCGCGGAATCTGGATATAAATGGGAAATCCGAACCCGTTGTTTTTCGATGCAATCATCATGTTGATTTGTTTGGGTGAAATGCACTTGTTGTCGGGAACAGATTTTACTTCTGCGAGCCAATTCCATTTGGTGCTTCCTTTTGAAATATTGAAGCAGTACACTTTATTTTCGGCCGCTCGTTCTTGTCCGAGAACTGTTTTTTCACTGCCGTTGATAATAAAGTAACCGCCGGCATCGTATGCGCATTCGCCCGCCTCGGCATCGCTAATGTGCGAGTACTGGTTGAGAATGCAGGTGGACGATTTCAACATGATTGGCATTTTTCCAATGTGAATTCCGGGAATGGTTTTATGCAAAGTTTGAACATTTTCAAGATTTTCGCCGGTGCGAATGGTGTATTTTATATTTGCATCTACTGTCATTGAAGATGCATATGTAAAATTTCTAAGACGCGCCTCGTGGGGAAACATGAGTTTTGTAGCTCCGTTGTTTTCATGAATTTGGGCACGATATAAGTGAAAGTCGCTGAATGTGACTTCAATGTCGAGTTTATGTTTTTTTGTTTTTTTATCAAAATCTTGTTCTGATGCGATGGTGACAGGATTGAACATTTGAATGGTTCTCTCCAGTTGGTTATTTACAAAGTCATTATAAGATTCAATTTGGTGTCGCACCAGCCGTTTCAAATGTTGGCCCTCAAAGTAAGAGCCAATAATTTTCCATGGTGCTTCATCATATTCAACATGATTGTCGTCATCATAGTCATATTTTGTGGTGACAATAACTGCTGCAGATTCAGACGCTGTAATAATCTGATCAGGAGTAATACATTCTTTTTCTTTTTCTTTTTCCTTTCCATTTTCATGATATCCACTATAATCATTTTTTATAGCAAACCTATATTCGCCAGACGACGACGACGACGATGAAGCAGCGGCACAAAATTCCATATTGATTCGGTTCGTGGTCTTTATGAAAATGTTTCTTATTCAATTAATAATCAATTTATTTTTAAATATTTTTCTTACATATATAAATTGAAAAATCGAAATTAGAATAAAAAATCGAAATTAGAATAAAAAATCGAAATTAGAATAAAAAATCGAAATTAGAATAAAAAATCGAAATTAGAATAAAATTTGTAAATCAATATATTAAGTATGAAAATAGATTTTTTTTTCTTTTTTAAAGAGAGATAGAGAGAATAATTATAAAATTAAAATAAAAAATGAGCGAAGTAAAGAAAAAAATTGTTATTAATCACGAACATTTAAATCCGAATGCGCAAAAAAGAGGTAAAAATGCGGGTTCGAAACGAACCTTGAAAAAAATGCCTGGGTTTGTTCGACCGAGCGAATTAAAGAACAACTTAATTAAATTATTGAAACAAAAACGCGAAGAAAAGGTGCAACAACAGCAAGAGCAACAAAAAGAGCAACAAAAAGAGCAAAAACAAGATAAACAAAAGGATGGTCCAATGCCGAAATTTGATAAAAAAAAATATGAAACTATATTTTCAAAAGATTTTGAAGAATCTTTGAATTATTTAAAATCATTTAAACAACAAAATCATCGTCATTCAACGACGCCAAAGAGACAACAACAAAATAGTATTAGAGATGTAATTTCAGTTCCTGCAATGTTGGATGTTCCAAGCGACTTTACTTCGCCAATGTCTTTAGAAATGCCGTCTTTTATTCATTCACTTGACCCTCTTACAAGTAATCCTACCATTGTTCCTCCTCCTGTTTTCCCCGCTCCAATAAAAGATATTACAACCACAATTTCCGAGTTGCAGCATCAGCTTGAACAAATTCAGCAACAGCAACAACAAAAAGGCGGTGATCGAGCACCGCCTCCACCGCCTCCACCGCCTCCACCTCCACCTCCACCTCCACCTCCGCCTCCGCCGCCTCCGCCTCCGCCACGTTCCGCAGTAAAATATGAAGAGTTTATCGGCGATGAAGGCCGTAAAGGTGAAGAAGGTGAAGAAGAAGATTCGCCTTTTAAATACGAGGTTCCACAAGATAAACCGTACGGTGCTCTAAAAAATGGATCCAAACCATCGTACCGTGAATATTTTAATAAAACATTGAAACGGCATACAGGAATTCATACGCAAAGTCATGTGAACGACTCTGCATCATCATCTAAAAACAATAAAAAGAAATCGAGTAAGCCGAAACATGTACCAAGAAAAATAAAACAAGTAAAACGAAAAACGACGGTAAAGAAATATAAACTTGGGAAATATGGTAAAAAAATAAGTATTTTAATTAAGAATAATAAGACGATTAAAAAAATTCAGGATGCGAAACGCGAATTAAAGAATGTTCCAATACACGATGTGAAAAACGAATTAATAAAAACTAATTTATTGAAATTGGGTTCAACGGCTCCATCAAACTTATTGCGAAAAATATATGAAGATGCAAATATGGCGGGAAAAGTCGTAAATGTGGGTGGTGATACATTTATGCACAATTATATGAATCACGATGCAAATAAAAGAATGTAAGAAATGTTTTTAATTTTATTTATTTAAACATAAGCATAAGGGAACGTTATTGTAAAATATTTCACAATATTTTTGTCACAATATAATATAATAAAATATAATAAAATATAATAAAATAAATAAAGAATAATAGATAAATGAGTGATGCAAGTGATGCAAGAATAAAGGCACTAGTTAATGCACTTACTTTGAAATTATCAGAAGCAATTGATAAAAAAAATGATATAGAAATTAAAAATATTGAACAAAAATTACGAGAAATATTTGAAAGTAATCGCGACTATGATGATGAAAACCAAGAAATGACTACAATGCGAACCAACCCAACATATGAAAACGATGATCCGCATTTATTAGGTTATATAACAAAAAGTGCAAATAATCCTTTAGGTGATGCTAGAATAAAAGAATACTGGCGTCGTAGATTAAAAACACTATCACAAAACGGAGGTAAAAAATATTATTACAAGTATAAATCAAATAAAAAACAATTTAAAAATAGACGACAACGACAAACAAAAAGACGACAGCATAAAACAAAAAAACGACAACGAATGAGAATTTAGTAAATATAAATAATAATTTTATAAATATTATTATTATTTATAATTAATTAATTAATTTTTATTATTATTATAATTATAATAATAAGATTTAATATCGATTTAATCATTATCTCTCTATCTCTCCCTATAAAAGTATTTAAAATGGATTCTGTGGATTCGTTATCTTCATCCTTTTCGTTGGATTCGCCATCGTCGTTACCTTCTTTTTCATTCGATTCGCCGTCATCATCGCCATCGTTGCCGTCATCATCGTCTTCTCCGGTGCTTGCATTCATCTACGAGAATTTTACATACATTATTGGAATAATTGTTGTTATTTTTGGAGTGCTTATTTACATCCACATGGCGGATATAACATTTGAGGCGCCAATGACAAGAACAAAACGATTAATTATTGAGACAATGGAGCATAAACAAGGTGGAAAAAACGATGGTGACGACGATAATAGCATGGGAAATACTGGCGACGACGGCGGTGTTGGTACTACCGCTACTAGCGAAAATAACTTGTTGGCTCCGCCGATTGATCTTGAAAAAAAGTTAAAATCGGGGTTTTGTAACATGCATACGAGTAAAGGCAGTTCGGCGACGGATATTGATAACGAGTGCAAAGTGTTTGGAAAGGCGTCTTGTTTAAATACGGACTGTTGTGGATGGGTGGTTACAGCGGATAATCCCGACGGCGTGTGTCGTTCCGGAAGCAAAACCGGTATGACATTTGGTTATGATACCTCTGGTAAAAAAATAGATGTAGATTGCTATTATTACAAGGATGCGAAGAGCGGACCTCGTTGTTCTTCTTGATAATTATAATACGATTTTATTTAATTTTTTTATAATATATCAAGTAAAATAATAATTTGTTAATGGAAAGTAAAAAAAATAAAAATCTAACAAAAGAACAGGAAAAACGATTTGAAAAACTAAATTCGATACATCCAACAAAATTAAAACCGAATGAAAAATACGAGTTTAATTTACTATTGGGTAAAAAATATTTATATTTAAGTTCACTTAAGAAATATACACATAATGAAAAAAAATTTTATAGGGACCAAGGAAACTATTTTGTAAAATACGCAGAAAATATTCGAAAACGGCACGCTTTGAATGTAATTGAGTAACGTAACTAACTCAAGTCATAAGGAAAATAATAAATTAAATATATTGAGGGAAATAATAAATTAAAAATATTAATGAAAATAATAAATTTAATATAAAAAATATAATTATAGTGTATAATAAAATATAATTATAGTGAATAATAATAATGGAACCAAAAACGATGCTGTCGCAAGAAGAAATGGAACCAAAACCGATGCCGTCGCAAGAAGAAATGGAACAAAAGTATCCCGAGTTGTTTAGCTGGTTAAATAATACAATGGTCGAAATGGAAGAATCTCATGTATCTGGTGTTCAAAGAAAACCAATACGTAATTTATTTGGTTACTTAAAGTATCCATATAATGACCTTATTAAAAGGTTATTTAACTTTATTTTAGGCAATTCATTAGAAATGAGGGATTTTACTGATGGAGAACGTATAGGATTGATTAAACTTGGGGATGCTATTAATGCTGTTTTTGATCAAATGAAACGTAAGTATAAAGAAATGCCCAGAGATAGTATTGGTAGGAGTTTCGCCGAGTCGGCTGCGTATAAAAAATTTATTGAAAAAGAATGGAATCCGACAATTGACTGGTTAAAGAGAAATTATTCAGGAAATGATTTTGTAACGCAATTATTAGAACGTTATCGTTATCAATTCAGTAATGATGTATTTTTTCAACCTGAACAGGTAAAAAATCTTCAAACTTTATTTGCTACAATTGTCAAAATGCGTCGCCCTCTTCTGATTCAACTTAGAGAAACCTTCGTTGATGAACAATATTATAATACATGGTATGGACCTAAACTTGAGGGTGAGGGAGGCGGGCGAAAATTATCACGCCGTAGAAAAACCAATCCAAAATCGAAATCGAAATCGAAGCACAAGCATAAGCGGCGCAGTTATAAGAAAAGTAGTTATAGAAGACAAAGATGACAAAGACATTAAAATATAAATTATATATTTATGTTGAAGTTCAATTTTTTATATTAATTTAATATTTGTATAAATATAGGCAAATCAAATATTAAATTATTAAAAATTATAAAAATCAAATCGAATGTCAATAACGAGAAAAAGAAAATATTCAATGAGCGGAGGAATCCAGGAGGATTTAGTTGCGTATTCAAACCAATGATAACAGCAGCAGCAGGTGGATCGCGTAGGCGCCGCACACTGAAAAAAAAATCAATGAAAACCATGAAAAAAAAATCAATGAAAACCATGAAAAGAAAAGCAATGAAAAGCAATGAAAAGCAATGAAAAGCAATGAAAAAAAAGCAAATGAATAGAAGCAAGGAACGGGTCGCATAAAAAATAATTTCGCAATTTTAATTGTTTACAATAAATCAAAAAAAAGAATTAAAATAAAAATTGATATAGAATAATATAGTTGTATAGATTATATACAGGAGCAGCATTATAAGAACAAATGATTATTCCGGTAAAGTGTTATACGTGCGGCAAGGTAATTGCAGACAAGTATCGATACTACTTGAATAAAGTGAGAGAGAAGAAGCTGGAGGAACAAGGAGGCGGAGACGTTGCGGTTGACAAGGTGCTTTATTTGACGAAGCACAATATTAAAAAAACGGCGGAAGGGCAAGTTCTAGACGACATTGGATTTACGAAGATGTGTTGCAGGCGTCACTTTTTGACACATGTTGATATTCAGTAAATCAATTAAAAACTGAATTCAATAAATAAAAAATCATTAAATAATAATAGATTCAAAATATCAACATAAATAAATAAATACATATTAATTATAATAAAATATGATTGACCAAAAATATATTTTATTAATTCTCAATTGTTACAAGTATAAATACAAGGCCGACCGACAAATTGAAACATGGCTAAAAAAACTAGACAATAATAATAATAATAGTAATAACAATATAATTTATTTTCATGTGATTGGCGATGTTGAGAAATGTAAAGCTAATAATGATAATGCCGATTATTTTTTTGATTTTCATAATAAAATTCTTTATACGAAAACAAAGGACGACTATTTGAGTTTACCACACAAGGTTATCACGGCGCTTGAAGCTGTAAATCATACATTTAATTATGACTATGTTTTTAAGACGGACGATGACCAAGAACTAGTCGACGATGATTTTTTTAATAAAATGATGACAACGCTTTCAACTAAAAACTATAATTATGGCGGGCGACTACTGAATGTAAACGATCATTATTCGACGTATTACACTGTTCATTCCGAACTACCTAAAAAATTGTTACTAAAAAGAACAAGTTATTGTAGTGGTCGATTTTATTTTTTATCCAAAGCATCCGTCATAGATTTACTCGACAAAAAAGAGCACATTAAAGAACACGTTATAGAGGACCATGCAATTGGTTATTATATGGATGACGATTTGAAGAAGAATGCGCTACATTTTTTATCAGACCGTTTTTTTCGTGACATACCTTTTTATAAATAGCAAAAACCGTTATTGACGAAGGAAACGTTCATTATAGTTTACATGTTTATTTTCAATACTAGAATAACCGACCAATTGTCCTGCATAAATATCTTTATAATAACAAAATATGTATTGATTTTGTAATTGTTTCCACCACTGGTCTATTGCATACGTATTTGGATCACCTCCTTTTACTAGTCCGATCACCGACTCTTTAAAATTAGATATTAAAATAGGAACAAATGTTTTTTTTATAATATAACCGGTAGCTGTTTGATTATTATGAATTCTACAGAAATTATGATATGGTAGACCCGGCATTTTATCTCCACTCGGTGTAATAACAATCATATCCCATTTTTTATCTTTAATGTTATCGAAATCTTTGACAAATTTATTAAAACGATCATCATTTAAAATACAAAGATCGTCTTCGCACACCATAAAATAATCAGCATTATCATCACTATATCCTAATAATTTTGTCAATGCTTCAATGTGTGATGCTCCGCAACCTATGGCTCCATTACTATTTTTTATCGCAGATAATCTTTTTACGTTTTTAAAAAAATCATATGTAATCTTTAAATTCTCAAAATGTTTCATTCTATCAACCCTTTCATCTAAGTTTATATAAAATCCTTTCATTAAAATTAAAATAAAAAATAATACTATTTTATATATTATATATAGTAATACATTTATATATTTAATAAATGGATATTATAAATTTGTTATCAATAAAAAAAAAAGATAAGAATAAATGGGTAAAATATTATGAAGTTGAAACTTATAAATATTATGATTATATTTTAGATATACTTCCATCTAATAAAAATATATTAGAGATTGGGAGTGGTGGAGGAATATTTTATTCCAAGTACAAAGATTTACTAATTCAAAAGAATAACAAGTATACTTGCATTGATATTCATAAACAAAGTATTGAGTATTGTAAAAAAAAATGTAATTATGTTGACTTTTATGTAAAGGATATTTGCGATTTTACAAAAAAAGATCTAGAAAAATTTGATGTGTTGTTACTAGTCCAATCTTATATTCAAATATCAGATATAGATAAAATTTTCAAAAATTTTTTCAAAGTAAATCCAAACGGGCGTATAATCATGGTTAATACCATTTTTCCTGTTATATTATCTAAATTTATTCAAAATATTAAAACACATGTAATTCCTAAAATTGCAAATAATGACTGTGTTACTGGTAAAGCTTTGACTAAATATGAAATTAAAAAATTAGGAAAATATCTAAATAGAAAAATTAAAAATACAATTATTTCTACATCGTTAATTGGATTTCCTCAATATTTAACCGAAATTCAATAAATAAAATAGTATAAAAATTGAATTAAAGATATATACATCTATTATTGTTAATAGCGAACCAAGTATAAAGCGATAAATACTCACGACAATGTCATCGAATGCGAGCAAAACAATTGCGCGACTGTATAACGCGAGGAAAAATTTATTGGAATTAATGACGGCGCAGGGATATGATGTGGAGGGTTATACGAATTTCGGTGTGAATGAAGTGAATGCCATGTATGCGCATAAACAGCTCGACATGTTGGTGGAAACGAAATCGTCGTCGTCGGACAAAAGTAAAGAGAAGGATAAACCAAAGAAAAAGGCGTACATCAAGTTCCATCTTGAGAAAATGTTGAGCGCGGGACACATTAACGATTTGGTGGAAGATTTGTATGTGCTGGGTTCCGGGGGTGAAATTGGAGGGCTGGGAATATCCACCAATGCGAATGACACCGTTTTGACGGAAAGGGATACGCTGGTTATTGTAACAAAACAGGAAGTCAAAACCATGAATCAGTATTTGAATCAGCTCTTTTTGCAGGGCCGATTTATTGTTCTACTTTCATTGGACCGGCTTCAGTTTAACATTTTGAATCACCAGTATGTTCCGCCTCACACAATTTTATCCAGCGAGGAACTCAATGACATGATGAAAAAGTATAATGTCGGCAATAAATCGCAGCTGCCGGATATTTCAAGGTATGATCCGGTAGCTTTGGCGATTGGAATGCGCCCAGGCGACGTGTGTAAAATTGACCGAGCCAGTAAATCGGCGATTCATTCGACGTATTATCGGGTTTGTGTTCAGTAAAAATATATAATAATAAAAAATAATAAAAATATAAATTTTAAAGGTTATAAAAAGATAAATTGATTTTTTTTACATTAAAACAAATAATTTATAGCGTTCCAATACATTCGATGAAATCTTGGGCTTCCGTTGTTAAAGCAAATTCTAACCCTACCCCTTCCACGCAGTCCAAGCAGACAGTACCAGCAGCAGGAGCAACGCCTAGAGAAGATGATATATTCACTTTGAAGACAACGAAAACAATAAAACCAAAAACAACAAAAGGTCGAGTTGGTGGAGGAGGACAACCTACAATTGTAGTTGCATCCGCCGAACCCGAACCCATTTCAGAAAAACAGCAATCAATCGCATCAACCGCATCAATCGCATCCACATCCGCACCTTTATATCAATGCATTTCACCTTCCGAACATCATTGGCCGTCCCACAAAACACTGATTCGACCCGGTGCTCCAACTGTCGCTCCCATCTTCAAAAATGAAACTGAAAAAAGAGAATGGGAAGACAATGAGTATCAGGAAAATTGCAAATACTCGAATGAAATCCATCATCAAGAAATGGAGAAATGGCGCGCAGAAAAACGCTGGCACAATGTTCCGAATATGACTTCCATGACAAAAGAGGAAGCAGACGCAGGATTTATAAATATAAAAGTATACAAATCGCAATTTACTTTGGATCAAGAGCGGCGCATGGTAGAACGATGTCCTGGCTTTGTTCCTCCATCGGATTATGGATACCTGGTTCCGTGGAATTCGACCCAAAAATCTGACACGTTTTGGGATTTCATGGGAAGGTTGTTTTATAATCGAGCCGATGAATTGTGCAGATGCAAAACCGTCGAAGATTATGAAAAGGTTTACAATGAAGCAGCTGAACTACAGTGGCTTGACTGGAAGTGGAAAATCCATCAAGAGTTTCCTGCTGAAAAAGCGCTCTGGACCATGTCGATAAAAGCAAACATGTGGCCAGGCAAAACATTTGCACCACGCCCTGACGACGACGTCTGTCGCGGTCTGTCGGGTTCTGCCGCCTCCGCGTTAGCCCATTATGGCATCAAAAAAACGCCGAAATATGAAGTTCATGGAGTTAAACGTGGCGAAACCGGCATATGCAGTGTGAAAGACATTAAAACTCTCGGGAAAAAAGCTCCGATTCGTTGGCATGTTTCGCCAACATACTTGAAAAACATGAAAAGGTTTCAATTCATCTATGAAGAAAATCCGAATGCAATATATTATGATAGTGACGAAGAGTGTTTCTATGATCGACGACCAGTGTTTTCGGATGACGATTAGATGATGTGCGTGCGCGCATGTTTCATGCAGAGGTGGCTGTGCTGCATATATTTTTTTTCTTATGAATATTAAATGTAAAAATGTATAAATGTAAAAATGTAAAAATAACAATATTTTTTTATTATATAGATAAATATCAGTAATAATAAATAATAATAAAATATAAGAAAGAATAAAAGATACAAAATGTCGAGTTTTTTTTCAGATGTCATGACGGACATGAAGGGGATGGAGCAGAGTTTGCTGGGTCCCGATTACTTGTATTGGAAACGCATTTTAAAGCCGTCGGATATAGGCATGTCGTCCGACGGCAATTTCGGCGCGCTAACAAATAACGTGAACGGTCTTGTTGATTATGTTGAAGTGTTGGTTACGGGAAATGCTGGGTCGACTACCGGCGGGCCGCTGGGCGACAAATTCTTTTTAAAAACGGGTGGACAGTGCACCGACGTTGCATCCGGGCAGAAAGTGGACCGCTATATTTACATTGATAATGTTCCGAACGGCAACATTCCGTTTATTTCTTCTGGGCTTGGAGGCACCGATTTTACGGAATTTGAGGGGGTTATTCCCGGGCTCTTGGGCGATTTAGGCAAATTGAACCCCTTGAATTTATTCAAATCGTTCATGATGGGCGATAATCCGGACTGCATGTCGGTCACTCTTGAAACCATTGTTCCGGTTGCAGATGCCGATTTAAATGATACAGGAAAAGACAATATTGGTAATCAGACGCAATTTGTTGCTGTTGCAGACGTGAGAAATATGGACCCGTGTATTTTTAATGATAAGAAAAACCCGGCCGACCCGTCGTTAACGTGCACGGAAACATTTACGGCTCGTATGGATGCTAAAAATCGCGGCGGCGATTCCAGCGATGACGAGGATTTTAATACCGGCGGTAATGGAAACATATTTTCGACGCATTCGACTCATAATAAAAGAAATAGCGGATGCATTCTATCGAATTATAAAAGGGTTGGTTGCAATAACAATGGCAATAAAAAAAACCGTCGAAATAAGGCCAAAGCATCACTAAAAACTTTCGACGTTATGAATGATTTTTCGAAATTGCCGGACGACGTGTATGTGAAAGCATTTTATATTTTTATGACTGGATTTTCTCTCTACGTTTTTTATCGTTTTATGAAGCGTGTATCGAATCGTTAGCTAGTCATTATAAAAAATATTAATGAAAATATTGGGTAAAAAAAACATTAAGGAAAACTCAATAATTAATACTAAATAAATTATATTTATATATATATATAATATAAAATATATACAGAAGAAGAATAATAATAATGGAATACACAACAAGGTTGGAAGAATGGTTAAAAATACACAGGTGAGCGTTAAGGGTGATTCTCAAACTCAAACAATACGTGAATTATTTGATAAACTTCGATTTGAAAAACCCGTTGTTGTATCATTTATAACCCAAGATAGAGTAAATGTAGCAACTAAAGAATTGATGTCGAAGTCGCTGTTAGATATGACAAATATTTTTGATGAATTGATGAAGGCGAATGCTTATAATTGGAATGCAACTGTTGAATCTTTAAAAAATAAATATAATATAACTAATGCTGATAATAATTTTTTATCATTTTTATTTTTATATTTTGAAAATCCCGAAACATTTGGCAAAAAAGTTGAAGAAGGTAAATTAGAAACTTTAAAACAGTTATGTTCTGAAATTAAAGAATTGGATGAAACCCTTCTGAACCAACTTTTTACAACCTACTGTAAAAAGTATAATTTTCAATTATATAATGTTGTTACTGGAGGCAGAGGCAGGCAAAAATTATCACGCCGTAGAAAATCGAATCTAAAATCGAAATCGAAGCACAATCATAAGCGTCGCAGTCATAAGAAAAGTAGTTATAGAAGACAAAGACATTAATGGTACACGGTAAGGTGATAATATTTTCAATTATTAAAAATATTATTTACAAAATGAATATAAAATGACAGCACGAATAAATATATCTATGCGCGATTAAAATCATGTCAGCAACATCATTAACGGATGAATATTTTCGCATCTCGAGAGAATATGTAAATAAATATGGACAAAAAACGATATTGTTGATGCAGGTGGGTTCATTTTTCGAGTGTTATTCAAGGGCGGACGCGAATAATAATATCGCGGATGCAAATATGAGGGAATTTTGTACGGTTTGTGATTTAAATACTTCCATTACAAACGGTAGGTGCATGGCGGGCTTCCCGTTCACGTGCAATTTCAGGGACTACAGTTTGGAGCGGTATGTGAAGAAAATGCAGGATCGCGGGTATACCATTGTGGTGTACGTGCAAGACGGCCAAGGCGCAAATACGACGCGAAGCTTATATTGCATTTATTCGCCGGGGACCTTTTTTTCGAGTGATTCCGCGGTTCTCTCAAACAACACGTCGTGTTTTTGGATTCAGCGCGTAAAGGTGGGTGCAAATGGAATGAATAAGAAAATCATTATGGGAATGTCGAATATTGATATTTATACGGGAAAAAGCGCATGTTTTGAGACGGAGTCCGAATTGAACCCGCGTCATAATCAGACAACGTATGACGAGCTGGAGAGATTTGTCTCGTCGTTTCGCCCGAGTGAAGTTGTAATTATTTCAAATCTCTCTGCAAATGAAATTGAAGACATAAAAATTTATGCCAACATTGCTTCTAGTGCAAGTGCGATTCACTGCATTGATTTGAATGAACAAAACGAAGAGAGAGGAGAACATTTGAATCCCTTCTTGGTCCAGGCAAAAAATGCGGAAAAGCAAACGTACCGGAAAGAAGTGTTGGGAAAGTTTTTCTCGTTTCATGTGTGCAACGCGATTTTTCAGAATTATTCCGCGTACGAGTTTGCAGTTCAAGCGTACACATTTTTACTTCATTTCGTCTATGAACACAATCCGAATTTAACGTCGAAAATAGAAGAGCCGGAATTTGAAAATCGATCGGATCGAATGGTTCTGGCGAATCACACGCTGGAACAGTTGAACATTATTGATGCAAAGGGGCTCGGCGGCAGCGGCACCAGCACCGGATCGAATTCATCCGTCTTCCGCCTGTTAAATAAATGCAAGACGCCGATGGGTTCAAGGCGATTTTATTATCGGCTACTGCACCCATCATTCAATGTAAAAACAATTCAGAGAGAATATGATATTACAGAATATGTTTTAAAGAATGATATAAAGAATGAATCAGCAAATACTGGTTATATGTATATGACCTGGAGAAGCGCGCTTGAAAATATAAAAGACATTGAAAAACTGCATCGTAAAATACAGATGGGAAAGATTTGTCCGAATTCTCTCTACATTTTATATACCAATCTTCAAATGATTTCGCAAATGTATGATGGCATAAAACGCGATACTACCTTGTTGAAATATTTTCGCGCAGACGCGGATCCAGAGAGAATTACGAAAATGTGCAGCGACCTTTTGAGAAAAATAGACGCCTGTTTCTATATTGAAAGATGCAAATCCGTCGATTCTCTCGACTTCGATTTGAGTTATCAGGATTGTTTTGTTAAACCGGGTATTAGTAAGGATCTTGATCAAACGTATATTATGAATGAAGACGGGTGCGGTATTTTGGAAGCCATTCGGTTATTCTGTAACGACTTGATTGCAATTGGAGAGAAGAAGGGGACAATAAAAGAAAAAGAGAATAAAGACAATAAAGAAAAAGAGTTTGTAAAAAGGCACGAAACGGAAAAAGCGGGATACAGTATTCAGACGACGGAGCGACGCAGCAAGTTGTTACTGGAACAAATTGGTAAAAGGATCAAGGCGAAAGAGCACGTTTCCAAACTGGAATACGAGTCGATTAGTCAACATGAGGACAAGTGTTGTAAAAAAGTAGTAAAAACATTTGATTTCGATTTATCGACGTTGCAATTCGTGAAAGCGGGAAGCAGTGCAGTGACATTCGTGCATGAGGCGTTATCTAGCGTGTGCGCATCGATTAGCGAAACGAGGAATAAAATTCGCGATGAAATTGGGCTCGTGTTTCATAAATTCGTGTGCGAACTCAAAGAGTGTCAAGAATCGTTTCAGACCATTGTTTCGTTTATTACGGATGTTGATTTGATTCAGAATCAGGCGTATATTGCTCGTAAATACAAATATTGCAAACCGACGATTGATGCAGGAAAGGTGGGAGAAGAGGAGTCGTCCTATGTTGACGCGAAAGACATTCGGCACTGTTTAATCGAGCGAATGAATGAGGACGAACTTTATGTCACGAATGACATTTCGCTTGGTCTCAATGAGCACGGCATGCTTCTGTACGGGACGAATGCGGTTGGAAAGACGAGTATGATTCGGGCACTAGGAATTTGTATCATTATGGCACAAGCGGGACTTTATGTTCCGTGTTCGGCATTCACGTATCGACCGTATACGAATATTATGACGCGAATATTAGGAAACGATAATTTGTTTAAAGGGATGTCGACATTTGCGGTTGAAATGTCGGAACTTCGGGTCATATTAAAGTGTGCGGACCAAAACAGTTTGATACTGGGGGACGAGTTGTGTTCGGGAACGGAAATCGATTCCGCGATTAGTATTTTCGTCGCTGGACTGCAGAAGCTGCATGCACTAAAAAGCTGTTTTGTGTTTGCGACACACATGCACGAGATTGTGGACTATGAAGAAATCGCTCAAATGAACAAACTTTGTACGAAGCACATGGCGGTAACGTATGACCGGGCGCGCGACATTTTAATATATGATCGGAAGCTGCGCGATGGTGCGGGCCCCAGCATGTATGGACTCGAGGTGTGCAAGTCGCTGCATTTGCCGGACGATTTTCTGAAGATGGCGAATGCGATTCGATTAAAGTATCGCGATAAGAACCGGGCAGGGGATTTGAGTTTCAAGCCGAGTCATTTTAATGCGCATAAAGTGAAGGGGCTCTGTGAGCTATGCAAACAAAATTTAGGCGAAGAAGTGCACCATTTGCAGCATCAAAGGGAAGCGGATGCAAACGACTATATTGAGCATTTTCATAAAAATCATCGGGCGAATTTACTGACGGTGTGCGAATCGTGTCATTTGAAAATGCATGAGTCAGATGATCAATATAAGCGGGTTTTCACGACGGGAGAAAACGGATACGCGCTTTCGAAAGTATGAAATGACAAAAAATAAGAACGAACCTTTTAACCTTTTAGAAACAATATGACTGTTAGAAACAATATGACTTTTAGAAACAATATGACGTTTAGAAACAATATGAATAGAATATTTCAAATTAAATAGAATGTTGAACTAATGTATAAAGTAAATACATAAACAATAAAAATAAAAAAATGAATTTTAGAGGCCAAGATTTCACTGGACAAAGATTTAAACAGAAAGATTATAGGCGTGAAAATTTCAGAGGTGCAGAATTTGAAAGAGCAACTTTTAAAGATGTAGATTTTACACGCGCAGATCTTAGAGGTGCATTTCTTAGAAACACAATATTTATAAAAAATGTAAAATTTGATAATGCAGATTTCAGAGGTGCAAATTTTAGAAGCTTGACTTCCGAAATTACAACAGATCTTAGAGGTGCAGATTTCACAAGAGCAAATCTTACGCGTGCAAATCTTATAGATACAAATTGCAAAGGTGTAAATTTTAGGAACGCAAGTATCGTTGCTGCAGATTTAGAAAATTCAATTCTAACAAATGCAAAATGCAAAGGTGCAAGTTTCTTGCGCGCAAAGATTACAAATGCAGATCTAAGTGGTGCAGATTTAACAGATGCATCTATATCACGTGCAAATTGCATTGGTGCAAATTTCACAGGTGCAACTCTTGTAAATGTAAGAGGTAATTATGTAAATTTGTTAACAGCAAATCTTGCGGGTGCTAATCTTAATGGCGGACGTTTTGTGCGTGCAAATTTTAGGAATGCAAATCTTAGTGGCGCAAATTTTAGGAACGCAAATCTTAGTGGTGCTGATCTTACGGGTGCTGATCTTACGGGTGCTGATCTTACGGGTGCTGATCTTACGGGTGCTGATCTTACAAATTCAAATCTTACTAGAGATGATGCAATTCGTAGAGGTGCAATTTTTACAGATGAATAATTTAATTTTGGAGTATTAATAAATAATTAATAAATAAAATATAACCAAAAAATAAATATATTAATAGTCACTAGTCACTTTTATTCATAAAAAAATAAAAAAAAAATAAAATAATAATATAATTAAATAATAAATAAAATGGATAATTTATTTATTACGTTTCATGCATTTTTACTGTTGTTTATATTTGTAGGGGGCGGTATAAATAAAATCATGTCCTTTAAAGGCACGGTAGATTTATTAAAGTCAAAAATAAATGCACTTCAATTGAATCCCATATTTATTGCTGCCGTTGCTGCTGCGATTGCGTATTTTTATATTATTCTGATAACATTGGGGCAAACAAGCCAAGCAAGCCAATTCAATGTGTACTTGTTTCTTTTCATTAGCATAGTATTCATTGGCATTCCGGCTTTAGCATATTTTAAAAAATTATTGAATCAAAGCGAAGCGCTCGTTTCGCTGATATATAATACAGCCATTACGGGGGTGATTGGACTGCTGACGTTTGGAAGTTTACTAATATTATATTCTCTCTATACGAGCAAGTATGAAGAGTATGCGTATGTCGCGACAATTGGGCTAGCGGTTTTTACTGCGATGACTATTTTAATTTTCCATTTTCCGACGAATCCAGATGAAATGATTTCATTTACAAAGAATCTCTCTATTTTCGGCGGACTAATGTTGTTATCACAGCGGTTCGTTTGACAGCTTAAGAAAGTCGGTGCCGCCGCGACTATAAAAAGTCATACGTTTTCATTTCTTTATTATCTTCGATAAAACTGAAGCGAAGTTTATAAGACAACAGGTTTTCAAGAATACTACCGGATTCTCCTTGATTAAAAATAGCGCGAGCATTTTGGGGAGAACACCCGTCTTTAATGAATTCGGCATTTGAGATTGTTCCGTCGACGATGGCTGAGGATGAGTCGTCGCCAACGATGATTTGGTTTCCGTTGGTTGTCATGTAGTTCATGGAAGCGTCCATGTAGGTAATATATGGTGGCGAATCGGGATCCGTTTTCGAATTTGTGAGCGTGTCGACGGAAATTGTATTGTTTAAAAGTCCATTAATATAAACGTCGAGTGCGCGTTTACTGTTATTGTAAAACGTATTTGCGCTAGGATTAAAAATAGATATTTTTGAATTTGTTGTCGGATCATACACTTTTTCGTCTTTGTCAGAATCAATGTCGTCGTCGCCATTATAGTTTAAAACGACGTTGACAGCTTCTTCAACGGGAAACAGTATGATGTTTGTTTTCGTGGTGGTTGTTGCCACGATTGTTGTAACAACGAGGTTTCCGCTGGCATCGAGTGTCAAAGATAACGGTGTTGCGGTTCCATTTGTTTTTGTCAGGCGCAACAGATTGAACGACGGAACAGAGGATGGAATGGAAGAGTTGAATTTAATCCAGAGAGAAATTGCAAATGCGCCATTTTTCAACTGCGTTTTTGCGGGGATTGCAACAGTGGTGGATGTTATGGTAGAATGCGAATCAAAAATAATTGGAATGGATTGTGTTTGTTGCTGATAATATGAAAAAAGGATATAAGCGGCTAAAATTACAATAACAATTAAAATGATGATTGTAAAGTCGATTTCTTTTCCATAAAACAACATTTATTTATTGATATTCTGTGTAAAATTAGATGTAAGATATATCTGGGGGATATATAATATCAATAAAATAATTTCGTGACTCTGAATTTATTTTATAAATGCTAAATGCTAAACACGTTAAACGTCGAGACGAGACAATTCAACATTATCTTTTACAAAGGCGAATCGCACCTTGTACTTGTTGAAGAAATCGACAGCTGAACTGGAACCGTTGCTGCCATAACCGCTGGAATAAATATCCCACGCGTCTTGAGGACCGAGCGGCGCTTTGTGTAATACTGCCATGGTAATGTGTCCGGTAAAACCGCTGGTTTTAGAACCAACGTACAGCGATCCGCTGTCCAAACTCCATGCCGTTTGTAAAGCGTTTGTTTGCACCAGTTTTCCGTTGATGTAAATATCGATGGAACTTCCGTTGTTCACATTCAGAATAATGGACACCCAGGTTTGAAGTGGAATGTTTGGAATCGAAGGAATCGTGGTTCCGCTGCTTGCTAATGTAACATTTAATACGTTGGTGTCTTTTCCTAAACTTATAAGAAGGTTGGGAGGTTTTGTCGATGTGTCGGATTCGGAACTAATAATCGATTTTTCTCCAGATGTGGAACTCCAGTCACTTACATAAATCCAGGCGGAAAGTGCAAAACTGTAGGTTTTATCAGATATAGAAATGGTTGTTTGAGCACTTGCGTCCTGTTCGTTGCTAATGACGGTGCTTGAAGATGAAGAAGCCAACATTGACCAGACAAAGTAAATGACAAGAATCACGAGAATAACAATAATGAGCGTTGACCAAGAAAAATCCATTTTAAGAATGCTGATACCCGACTATTTGTTTCTATTTATATATTATATATTTATTTATAAAATAATTGCAAAATAATTGCAAAATAATTGCAAAATAATTGCAAAAAATATAATTAAAAAAATATAATTAAAAAAATATTTTTCTCTAAAATATCTCTATTTTTCTAAAAGTTGGGTTTGAGCGGCGGGTTTAATAATTTATGGCTGTTATAAATCCAAGAAACGCCTTGACTTCCAACAACGTCTTTGTAATACACCACATTGCAAACTTGTCCATATATTCCTCCCGGTTTTGAACCAACAATAAGTGCTTTGGGAAGTTTTGGAATGACGTTTGGTGTTGAACTTTCTAAATTATTGTTTAAAAACACATCCATTATTCCGTTATTGTTAAAGTTAATGAACAAGTGGTTCCAACGTTGTAACAAGATCTGATTTGGAAGGGTTGCGGTCACGGTATTGTTTGTTTCGGTTTGAACGCTTATTACAAGTTGGTTTCCGCTCGGATCGAATAAAACTTGCGGCGCTCCTTGTGCATTCGTGCCATTTGAATCGGTTGCAAAATTAAGAATACTGATTCCTCCTTTGGATGAATAGCTATTTTTTGGTGGTTCGGGGTGAATATAAAACCATGCGGAAATACCGTAGTTATAATGCGGCGTATTTGTTTTCACATTGTCTGAGAGAGATGGTGTTAAAGAAACGGTTGTGCTGTTGTCTGAATTGGCGGTTGTAATATCAAACGGATCACTCTTCTCGTTGAGCGGCAACACGGCATCTACAATGACTTCGCCGTTGTGATTTACAACCGCGTCGAATACTTTTGGAAGCAGGAACAGCAAGACGACGAATGCGATTTCAAAGAATATAAGGATGACATACGTCCATTGACGTTGCGCCAGTTTCAGTTCACCTCGAAAATAATCGACCAAGTTTAAACACATACAAGGAAGATAAATGGCGATTTTAAACAGTAAACTGGACCATGTGGGCGGACCGGAAATGTAGTTGGGCGACTCTGCTCCAATGAATCGAACAATCATGGCCAAAATGCCGACGAGAATTGCGATATTCAGAATGAATAAAACCGTGTTTGCAATAATGGGAACGTTGGTATAAACGTGTAAAACAGCCATAATAAGCCCAATGACGATGCCAATAATAATTGTATATTTTATGAATGACGTGATAAAGGGAACAAATGCTTCAAAGCCCATGACGAGTAACGACAAGAGCGCAAATCCGATGAAGAGAAACAGGAACAGGAATACGGATTTGTTGTCTGAGACCACTTGGTACGGTTGTTTGGTGTAAACGTAAACGACCACCGCCAAATACAGGAGGAAAATGATGAGCATTGAGTTTTTAACAAGTTGAACCAAAATACCTTTCAAAAAGTAATTGCAAATAAAGGTTGTTATTTTGGTTAGAATGTAGATGGGGTCGGATAATGACATGTCACTAAAAAAGGCGTTTACGGATGCGTTTACGTTTTCGCCCCGAACGAATGTAAGATAGAGAAGGAACAAGATGAGAGAACCTACGACGGAAAACATGATGACACCTGTGAACCGGTCGACTAGAAACAATATTTCTGAAAGAGCCACAAGAAAAAATAGGATGATGTAAATGGTTGAAATATTCAAAATGAATTTTAAAAATAGAGAGAATATAAGTAGGATGATAATGGAAAAAGAAATCCACCATTGACTTGCAATAAAATTATGACTGAATCCGTATGCCATAACAGACAAAGACAGAAGGATTACGAATAATATAAAATATTTAAAAGGTGCTATAAATGCATCTTTAAACTGCATTGTTTTCATTTTGATTGCATCTTTGATTGCATCTGAATTCATTTATTTTGTTGACAACTTGAAATCAGTAATAAAACACTACACTTACTATAACAGAATAAAAAAATCAATAAAAATAAATCAATTAAATCTTATAAAATAAAATAGAATGTTTAATATCTATAATTGTAATATAATATGCCTATATAAGATAGAATTAAAACAAGAATAAAAACAAATATAGTTAGAATGGAAGGATTATTTGACCACCCTGTTCTATGCAATGATGATGTTGTAACGTTGATTGAAAAAATGAATAAGAGAATGATTGCAATGTGCAATAAAATTGACCACGGGCTGAATTCGGGGCTTATAAAGTATTGAATGATTCGCGTAATGATTGAGGATGCAATCCCGGTTTGTTTAAAGAATAGTAGAAAGAAAGAGAGAATCGCGATAATTGTGAAAAATATATTCACGGGATCATGTTCTTCATCTCCCAACGTGTCGTCATGGCGAAAAAATACGATTAATGCAGATATCCACAATACTAAATACAGAATGATTGAAAAAATATTCATGGGTGCCGTTATATTTTGGAAAAAGTTGTTGGGAAATATTTGAAATATTCTTAAAAATGGATTTAAAATAGTAAATTTGGGCAGAAACAACGTAAAAAATAGGGTCATTATGAGAAACGCTAAAAACGTTGACCATCCGGCGTAAGCCCAACAATCCGAACCGGCGTCACACCTTATTCTTAGAACGTTTAAATAATAAAAGAACAGTCCCAAAATGAATGCAAGTATGCTTCCACCAATTGCCCGTGGAATAAGGTGCGTCGCATTTGATTTATATTTATAGTATATAATTGATACAAAAATTGCTAAAAAGGGGATTGCGGCGGTAAAAACAGCTGCAATGTTTCTGGAAGTCGAACTATCGCTCGGATTTTCGGCCAAATCGGCGTTACCTGTCACCAACCAATAAATGGATATGATCCAAAATACGTATACTAGAATGGGGGCAAGATAACTGTTGAAAAAATTGGACAAGCTGTATGAAGTTACATCGAGGTTGAATATGGAATCGTAAAGAATTAATAAAACCGCTGCACCTAGCCACGCGCCTGTAAATAGTCCGGCGACCCATTTTTCGTCTATAAAGTAGAGCGGAATGTTGACAAGGATGCATATGAGCGCGATGAAGATGAATTTGGTGCGTGTTGTAATGGTTCCGCTGCCACTACCAACACCATTATTAATGTTATTATTATTCATTGATTGCATTATTGTATTTTTTATATATCAATATTTGATGGAATATTTTTTTTCGATTTTGAGGATATATTTATAATATAAAATTATTTAATTATAAATGTGTAAACACTAAAACACTACTAAATAATTTTATATATTATATATTATTCTCTCTATCTCTCTGTAACTTTCCATCTATATCTTTCTAAAAATTTTCGAATGCCGTTTTCTTGCCGTGGCAGTCTCTGCACAGCGCTACTAGATTATCGACGGCGTTGGAGCCGCCGTGTTCAAGGCGAATTTTATGATCGACTTCAAACCACCCTGGAAGTTGGCGTTTACAGTCGCCGCATTTCCACGACTGTTGCGCCGCTACAAATTTCTTTTTGGATTCGCTGACACTGCGTTTTGTGGGTCCAGCGCCGCTGCCAGTTTTGCCGGATGTCATGATTTTGTTGACGCTGTTTTGTTGTCGTTGAGTTGTCCATCCGCCGTCGTCATCATTGCCGGCATTACCGGAATCGCTGCCCCCTTGCCCGAAAAATGTGCGCTTGTTTGTCATATCAAAAAAAGGCGTCAACATGTCTGCGGACTCGCGACTAATCGGCATGTATTTAATAAATTCGTTGGCGTGTTGCATAATGTTGTGCGAATTTTCCGGATTTTTTTTCATGAACAAGTACATCGACAGTCCGAAAAATCCAATGGTTGCCATTTTTATGTATTTTCTTGCATTGCCGGATTCCACCAGCTTGAAATATTTGCCATCGTAATATGTATTTAAAACGAGTGCGGCGGTAATGATAAAAATAATAAATTCGAATTTAAATTTCATCTTGTTATTTTATACAGATTTTATTTGTATTATTATTTTATTTATTTATTATATTTTACAACACACTATAAATTGGCTATAAAATAATAATAAATATTTTTACTAAATAGTTACTTAATTAAATATTGTAAATAATAATATTGTAAAACTATAATAATACTACACCTAATAAAAATGATGATAAATGTTGCAGTTGCAATTACTGGAAACGGGGGAATCGGACTAAAAGGCGGACTACCGTGGCCTCATTTGAAAGCCGATATGGCATTATTTTCCAAACGAACGACGGGTGCAGGAAGGAATGCAGTGCTGATGGGTAAAAATACGTGGCTAAGCATTCCGGAGAATAGAAGACCGCTGAAAAACAGAAAAAATATTATTATTTCTAATTCTTTGCCGACGTCGTCTTGTTGTCACGTAGTTTCTTGTATAGGTGACGCGATTTCATTTTGCGAATGTGAATCTGCAAAATATGACGAATTGTGGATCATCGGGGGAAGCAGAATATACAATGATTTTTTAAATACTTACTGCGATAAAATAAATCGCGTATACATTACATATGTTTGTACAAACGGTGACAAACGTAGTTACGAATGCGACACGTTTATACATATTCCACCCGACAGTTACTTTATTGAAGAAAAAGAGTACAATCCGACTGAAAATTGTTACTATTTGACATGTGTTCATAAAATGCATATAAGTGACAGCAATGGGGTAGAACCATTAGAAGATTTTATAAAGGGTCGCTGCGATTGTAATGAAAGAGAAGAGAACGAGTGCGCATGAAATGAATGTGAATGCATCATCATGATTATAATTATTGCGACGATGACGATGATGATGATGACGATTTTTATTTTGTTTTTGGTGACAATTTTGACAAAGCGATCCAGGAACACGGTAGTAATAATCTTCATATCGACAGTTGAGACAATGATTTGAAATAATGTCGCGCAGCATTTCAAATGTAATCATTTTGGGATAAGGTCTTGGATTCGGACTAAAAGCGGATAAAAGCAGCGCCATAAGCTTCTTGTCAGGATAAATATTGGCAGGATTCATAATATCTTGAAGGCGATTATCTTGAATGTATGCGTCGATTCTTCGCGTGACTTCTGTACGCGACATTTTTTTCCGACCTGATTCGCCTAGGAACTCGGCAAGTTGTGGCGTTATATCGCACACGAGTTTTTTACTTTTTATCATGGAATGATGAAAACGGATTTAATGAAATAAAATAAATATATTATTGATTTTCAATTTTATGAATTATTTGCATTTTTTTATTATTTTTTAACGACAGGGGTCCATTTATAAACTCCGTTTTTATCTGCGACCGATTTAAAAAACTTGCCGTTATTTCCTTTTTTGGTTTTATTTTTGCAGTCATTGGCAGCGAATGCGGGAGATGGACGCGATTTATATTTTTTCTGCGTCTTTTTATTCTTGTTATCGCATTTGGATACTCGGGGCATTTTTATTAAAAGTAGTATTTATATTTTATTATTATATTATTACTGAATATTAAAAAATTTTATTTTTAGTTATAATAAAATATTATTATGATAATATTTTATTATTATGATAATATTTTATTAAACATTATAATTATTATAATTGCTAAATTTACAAATTCAAATAAAACATTTTTATAGTTTATAGTAATCAAGCATTTCATTTGCCAATTTTTTATTTTTTACTAAAACGCACAATTCGATATCTCCGCCAGTGCTCTGCAATGACTTCTCCATAATATTCATAGATCCAAAAAGTATATATTTTTTATCAAAAATGAAAAGTTTATTATGAGTATATTTATTATTATTTTCAAGTGTATTATAAATTTTTTTATTTTTTAGTTTTTTTATGTTATTTTGATTTAAAATATTAAATGAATTATTTTTTATACTATTAACAAAATGAATAAATATATTTTTACTTTTAAAAATGTTATTATGAAAATTGTGATTTGAATATATTTCAATTTTAATATCATGGTTATTTGTTTTTTTTTCAATAAGTTTATTTATAAATGCGTTACTAAAAATGTATTGGTTATCTATAAATATATGTTTTTTTGAATTGTCAATTAATTGATTCACCTTTGTATACGGGTCTATCTTTGAAACATTATAACTATTTTTATCTTCAGTAAAATCATACAAAATGTTTTTGTTACTTATTGTTTTACTTATAAAAACATTATTTTGAATAGGTACAAATAATGTAAACTGTATATAATGTTTTACCAAGTTTAACTTTGTAATATCAATGCCTCCAACTGCAAAAATAGATTCAGTAGAAAATAAACGAATGTGATAAGTGTAAATCATTCTCATAGGAATCTTTTTTAAATGTATTTTTTTAGATAGAGTATTTTCTTCAATATTTGTTTTTAAAAATGGATTCATTCCAATGTTGATGTGAATTTCGATATCGGGATATTCTTTTACTTTATCATTAAGTAGTTTTATAAAATCCAATGACAAACCTTCATCATTGAAAAACATTGTTGTAATGTGAATATACTTTGAAGCTTTTTTAATTTCATCATAAATAATTTCATTTGTCTCTTTTTGTGTATATGAAATGAACATGGATTTTTATATTATATAAGTAAATAAAAAATTTTGAAAATTTTTATTTACTTATATTTTAATAAAAGCGCTTTGCGTTGCGTATTCTACTTACGCGCTTTCTAGTATGATGTCTTCTACTTTTTTTATTTGATTTTTTTTGTTTTCTTCTTTTACTTTTATTTCGTTTTTTTGCACCACCAGAATTAGGAGGAGGAGGTCTCACATGGTAATATAGATCTTCGATTGCAAGTATAGGATATCTAGCTAATGCATCAAGAATACTATGCCTACCTATTTTATAATACTCAAAATTTTCGGCATGTAAAATAATTTCAGCTTGCAGTGGTGTCGCACTTTTTATTAACGCCAAAGTAACATCATTTGGATTAAAAGAACCTAATGTTTGTAAATAATCATCTTTTAATTCATCATCATTACTGGGTAAAAGTTCCATATAAGTTAGTAACTGAGAAACCCTAACCCTAATAGGAGGTCCTCTTTCTGATGATTCGGATAATATTTTATGTATAATATGTGCTGCTATAAATAAATTTATTATTTTAGTATTTATTTGTTCACCATTAATATCATAAAAATCAGCCGTTGGTGTGCCTTGTAGTAGTTGGGGGGGGTCGGGGTACAAGTCCATATCATAAATGGAAGTATCATTAAAAAGAATAGTCGCATTTTCTGTCATGTAACTATTAAACATTCTAATTAACTCCAAAAACAAACCATTAACTTCATTTTCTGAATACAGTTGAAAAACTTGTATTTTAAATAAATTTTTTCGCGTGTCAAGGATAAAACCAACTTCGCGGAATGTACGATTTACAAACCAATTTATAAATTGCGCTAAATAAATACGAAATTCGTAATCACTTTTATCAATATCGCATTCTACATCTATACCGCAAGAAATATCGCTATCATCCATAAAATATATAGAATATAAATTGAAATATATCTTATATTATATAATAAGAGGTAGAAAATTATATTCTAAAATGAAAAAAATACTTAATTTTTGATTGATTGTATTTTCATACCTTTCTATATTCACACTTTGATACATTTTTTGCGACGGATCCATGAAGATTTATTATTATTTCATTACACGCACGCACCGCATATGGATAAAAAAAGTTTTTTACATTTTTTATAGTTTTTTTAGATTTTTTTAGATTTTTTTAGATTTTTTTAGATTTTTTTATATTTTTAGATTTTTTCAGGATTTTTTAGATTTTATACGTGCGTGCGCACATTATCCTACAATTGTATTTTTCGAAATGTGTGCGTTTTTTCAATCGGTATGTATGCATACGGTTCGACAATTTGAATGCAATGTGAAATCACGGGTTGAAGGCGGAACTGCATGATGATTCTGCCGCCGCCATCGTTCACGAATGAAACGAGGTCGCTTGCCAAGTATTTTCCGAAATCGTCAGACACATCTTTTCCTGCATGTTTGAATTTGTCCATGTGGTCGGTGTATGTGTCGCGCGTAATGATGGCTATGCGAGAACCGTTCTTCCGTTCTTCTTTTTTGATGCGCATCAAGTATGCCAACAGAATAAACAAGTCGTCGTTTAGCCCAACCGGGGTAATAATGTGAGGCACGTCGCGTAGCATAGTATTGATGCGCGGGGCATAGGATGGATTGCGTCGTTCGTCAGTGTGAGATTTGTGAATGACAACAAGAGGGCTACAGCCGCTTCGCCGAACAAGTTGAATCATGGCGTTCAAATCGTCGGGATTCGGACTCCCGTTATAAGAATGCAGAACGTTTCCGCCATCAATGATTGCATCGTAAGTGGCTGCTAATTTTTCAAGTTGTTTCAGAACGGCCACATGCTGTTGGGATTTATTTTTTGGGTCTTTTTCAATTTGAGCAACAATTTTTTGAATGTAGTGCTCGCATCCTTGAAGCGTGTATCTGGATAGACATGGCTCTGACTCAGATTCGACCAGCTCGCCATTGTCGGCAGCAGCGGCAGCAGGAGCAGTAACTGTTTGAGAAGAAGAATCATACAAAAACTTGCCGTCCAAGTAACGAAACAGAAATGTGAGGCGGTTTTCAATCATGAATCGAATGTCTTTGGAGTCGAGAAGTGCGGCATCAATGTATCGCGTGAACAAGTGAATGCAGTATTCGGTATCACGATTATAAATCATGAGCGCAAAGTAGTCGCGTTTCATGGAAAGTCGGTCAAACACGGAAGCAATGCACGCGTCGTCATTGTTCAAAATCGCAAATCGCAGCACCATGGTAATAATGCCCTTTTCTCGCGTGGTCTGAATCACCTCTGCATTCTGGTCGAGTAATTTGCGAAACTCGTCCGCTTTGCCGCTTTGAAGCAGCTCGTTCATCGTTCGTTGAAGTCGCCCCAGTTCTTTTGCTGTCATGGCGGTAGTAGTCATCTCAATGAATTGAAACAATGGAAACAATGAAATTAATGGAAACACTGTAAAATAGAAAGAAAGAAATTATTTTTTCAATTTGTTTATTTTTACACGTGAAAAATTAAAATTATATTAATTATCTTATCTTGCATACATGAGACCACAATTTCCGCCGACAAATGTCAGCATATTGAAACGCTCCTCAAAAACCGTCAAATTATAATTGTAGTCATAAATTCTCCACGTTGGTTTATTGACACCAACGGGAACTTGGGTTTCTGGATCACAAATAGTGAGAAAATTCGCGCTCGGATCCAGTGGCGGATAAAACGTGGTAAATTCTAGCTCAATCGTTGAAAACTTGCTGGCATTAATTGCGCCAGAAGGTTGAAAATCGCTGGGTTCGGTATTCAGCGAAAAATTGTAACAATATAGACCGTCGGGTGCTGAACCGCGACTGCTGGTATATTTTTCCAGATAATTGTAAATTCCGGCATCGAGTAAATTCTCTCTGTATTTGCCGTCTAATAGAATTCCTAAATTCAAAAGAATGTCTTTTTGGTTTTGAACGCTGAATGGTGGCGTAATAAAGTAGCCGGTACTTACTAAACCCATGGTGGTTGCTGGATTAGTTCCTGGTCCATAATTATTGGGGTATCCACATGAAGAATTCCAATCGTCGGACACTGTCAGAGGTGCCGGTACTAGTCCATCGGGTTTATACTTGTAAGGCCAGTTTGTATAATTGCCCCACTCGTTTCGCAAGTACGCGTCGCTTCTTTGAAAATAAAACATCCAGCTGGCGACCATACCGAGCGTGCTTTGCAGCCATACGCGACGACTGCCGGTGACGTTTTCGAAATCCCATTGATATACGGATTTAAACAAGTACTGCTGCGGCACGGTTGCAAACTGCTTGGCTTCGTCCGCGGACAAGAAGCAGTAAGTGGACATCAAGTGAATGTCGGCATTCCAGTCGCTTCGAGTCGAACTTCCGTAATCCAGTTGAATATTAGGAGGCGGTTGAATGAACCGATAAAATTGTTGCAGGTTGTCGTTAAAATTGGGCTGAATGTAATTGGGTGTAACGTATTCGGAAAAATAAGGCGGGTCAGCGTTTGTAGTGCTGGGTGCTAATGTAGCGTTACCGGTGGCCGGATTTGACACGTCGCGAATCACAAACAGTTCACGAATGGAGCGCAGCGTAATGTCAATTTGAAGCTGGTTGTATTGCAGCGCGACAAGCGGAAACGCCATTTTGCTGCTAAGCGTGAACCACGCATTGATGGGAATATACAGTTTTCGGAACCGAATGGACGGATCAATGCCTGCTGGATTGGGTGGTGTATAGTAATTATAAAAGGCATTAGGATATTTTCCATTATTGGATGAAAAAAAGGCAGGATTATTCAGCTCCGGAACGTTTCCGGTCATGCGGTTATACAAGTCGCGCTCGGTTCCGTTGAAATTTCTCTCTACAAGCGCTTGCAAGTATCCGCCTGTTAACTTTTGAAGCGTTTGGCCGCCGACCGAAATTGTGATTTCTTTTATCATTTGCGTGCCGATATTTTCGATCCACTTGAATTCGTAGGGCGTCCACGATTGACCGCAGCTTTGGGGTGGCAGTATAGGGCTCCAAATGTTTGGCAGCGTGACAACCAGGTACGTGTCCATTAGCAGTTCGGCATAGCGTGGAATGTAAAATGTGAATTTAGAGGATTCATTCAATCTTAAATTTCGCTGTCCGTCGAAATCGATTCTAAATTTTTGCAAACCGAAATTTGTATACTTTGCATAGGTTGTTTTAAAGAATGTTTTTTTAGGATTCGAATTGAGAATAACGTTTTGATTTCCGTATGCGACCAAATTCAATAAACCTCCGGCCATTGTGTTATTTGTTTATTTATTTTTTTATAAAATAGAGAGAAGAGAGAAGAGAGAAGATAGATATATAAAATACTATATAATCTAGATATTATAATTTTAAATTATAATTCATTCAATTAAATAATTACATATAATTCGATAATTACATATAATTCAATAATTTAAAATATATGTAATTTATAAGATTTAGTTAAACTCATAATTACAAAATATTTAATATAATAAAAATAAATAAAGAATAAAAAATGTCAACTCCAAGCACTCCAGGCAGTGCTGCAATTTCAGGTGTGGCCGATGCCGCCAACAATTTACAGTTGCAACTAAAATCATACATTTCACAAACCGATAATACGACGCTTGTTCACATTATCGGAACCACGCTGGTGATATTTATAGCGGGCTGCATTGCATATTACGTGTATTATAAAACGACGCTGCTTCCAAAAAGCTGCGGGCGTTTAAACGGTAAAAAATCGGCGGCGCTAAATTCGAGTTGGATTACGACGGCTTCTTCGGACCCGTCTTCTCAATACTTATTGAGAGATTATTACATAAAAACGGCATACAATTGTTGCTCTACGGGAAATTTTTCAAATGATTATGTAAACGTCTGCGCGCTTCAACACGCAATTCGAATGGGCTGCAGGTGTCTGGATTTCGAAGTGTACGGCAAAAATGGGCAGCCAATCATTTCCACTTCATTAAGCGACGACAAGTGCATTAAGGAAACCTACAATTCGGTTTCGTTTGATGAAGCCATGAGCGCGGTTGCGTCATCGGCGTTTAGCCCGAGTTCAAACGTGTGTCCCAATCCCAATGATCCGTTGCTGCTACTATTCAGAATCAAAACCAACGACGTGAACGTCTTGAATAGCATGGCGGATACAATCAAGTCGAACCTGAATGACCGTTTGATTCCGGATTATAATCACGAATTTGGCGGGAAAAATATATGCGCTGAACCGGTGAATAAATTTGCCGGAAAAATTGTGATTATTTTGGAAAATATTCCGTTGTTGTACCAGCCGGGTGCGGAACGCATGTATGAAATCACGAATTTGACGAGCAAGACATTTTTGAGGATTTTAACCGTATTTGATGTGCTGAATGGTCCGGACATTACGGAACTGACATCGTTTAATAAACAGTTTATGACAATTGTTCTTCCGGTTCCTTCCATGTCGGCGGAAAATTATGAGCCAATGGCGCCGTCTTTAGCGGGGTGTCAGTGTATGGCGCAATCTTTTCAGCTGACGCGAGGCGGGAACTTGGCGGTGTATAATGACTGGTTTGAATCGGGGCCGATGAAGAGCGCATTCTTGTTGAAGCCAAAAGATTTAATGTTTGTTCCTCAAACCATTGATGCGCCCAAGCCGCAAGACCCGAAATTATCGTTTGCCAGCCGCCCGTTGCAATCCAACATGTATAGTTTTACGATTTAAAAGACATGTGTATGTATTTACATTTATTAAAATATTTATTAAAATATTTGGTAAAAATATTTTATACATCATAAAACAAGTGAATAACTTCAATTGTTTTGTTTGTTACATTTGGCGGATTTAACCAATATTTTATTTGTTCTTTCAATGTTTTTAATCGTTCTGACCATTCACTATTTTTTGTTTTTTTAACAACGCATATTCCGTTTCCATCAAGACCCCAGCACGAACTTATATTTATTCCATTATTTATATAATCATCGGGATTAAATCTAATAAATACAATTGGTCTATGTTCCAAATCTTGTGACAATTCCATTATGCGTTTGTTTTCACAACTGCAATTATATGTAATATGTTGATTTTCATCAATTTCAATAATTACTATTTGATATCCCAAATCGACTATTAAATCCGGTCTTCGTTTCGAACAACCACCAATTACGTATTTATCATTACTCCATGTACAATGTGGAAAACATGTTGTTACATATTCAACGACTGCGCGTTCTTTGGTTTTATAATTACGTGAAACCGGTTTATAGGGGAATAAATTCATATAACAAAATAGACAATATCCATCATATTTTTCTTGAACCATTGTTGAGCACCAACTACTTTTGCACTTTTTATGTATTACATTCACCATTCCATCCTTTTTATGCGTATAACAATATAATGCTTTTGTCTCGCCGTCAATATTAAATGTTGGTATAATTTTACATCCTTCGTGAATACAAGTTCTATTTTTTACATCTACCATTCCATATTTTTTATGAGCGGAGCAATATAATGCTTTCGTTTCGCCATCAATATTAAATGTTGGTCTAATATTACATCCTTCGTGAATACAAATTTCATGTTTTACATCGATCATCCCTTCCAATTTATGTGCATAGCAATACAACGCTTTTGTCTCACCATTAATATTAAATGTTGGTCTAGTTTTACATCCTTCGTGAATACAAATTTCATGTTTTACATCGATCATCCCTTCCAATTTATGAGATGAACAATATAGCGCTTTTTTTTCACCTTCAATATTAAATGTTGGTATAATTTTACATCCTTCATGAATACAAGTTTTATCTTTTACATTTATCATCCCTTCCAATTTATGTGCGGAGCAATATAGTGCTTTCGTCTCAGCTTCAAAATTAAATGATGGTCTAATTTTACATCCTTCATGAATACAAGTTTTACTTTTTACATCTATCATCCCTTTCAATTTATGCGCGGAGCAATATAACGCCTTTTTTTCGCCATAAAAATTAAATACTGGTATAATTTTACAACCCTCTTCTTTACACATTTGTTTATTTATTATTAATTAATAAACAAAAATATTTTAATCAATTTTATGTTTAAATCGGCGTTTTTAATCTAACAAAATTTTAATTTTTTTATTAAAATTTGTGGTTCATAATAAATTATAGTAGTTAATCATTAATATAAAATATTTTTTATATTAATAATAATATAGAGTAGTATTCTATATAAAAAATGAGTGAAAAGGACATTGAACGTTCTTTAGAGATATTGAAAAAGTCACAAAAAGATATTGAAGCGTCACAAGGTGAGAAACTGATGAACAATCCTACAATTCAGGAAATCATTTCGATTGTCGAGCAGTTTTTAATTAGTAAAAAGCTGATTTGTTACGGTGGAATTTCTATAAATAACGTTTTGCCGGAAAAGGATCAATTTTATGATTTGAAGCGGGAGATTCCGGACTATGATTTTTTTTCGCCGAATTCGCTGGACGATGCCAAAGAGCTTGCGGATATATTCTATAAAAAGGGATTCAATGACGTGGAGGCGAAATCGGGGATGCACACGGGAACGTACAAGGTGTTTGTAAACTTCATTGGCGTTGCCGACATTACGTTTATTGAGCCGGAACTGTTTAAAAGTTTGATGCGTGAAGCCATTGAGCGCAACGGAATCTTGTATGCACCAATCAATTTTCTGAGAATGTCCATGTATTTGGAACTGTCGCGCCCCGACGGTGACGTAAGCCGATGGGAAAAGGTGTACAAGCGTCTGCTTCTTTTCAACAAGAATTTTCCGCTGAAAGGAGACAACTGTTTGAAAAAAGCAAAAGGTGCGATAGCGGCGCCATCGAAAAAAGAGGAGGAGATATTTGAAATTGTGCGCGATGAAGCCATTTCGGAAAAGCTGGTATTTTTTGGAGGATACGCGTGTGCACTTTTTTCCGAACACTTGAAAAAAGACCAGCGTCCCGTATTATATTCCGCCGTGCCGTCATTTGATCTGTTGTCCGAAGACGCTAAAAAGTCGGCACACAAATTGAAAGACAAGCTGGAAAGAACGGGGCATTTCAGTCGCGTAATCGTGGAAGAGCGCGAAGATTTCGGAGAGCATATTTCTGAACACTATGAAATTGTTGTTGACGGAAGAACGGTGGCGTTTGTTTATGAACCGGCTCCCGGCGCTTGTCATAATTACAATGTTGTCCGCATTAAAGGAAAAGATGTGCACATTGCGAGCACAGACACCATTCTCAGCTACTATTTGTTGTTTCTTTATATGAATCGTCCGTATTATGATCGAGACAGGTTGCTGTGTATGAGCCAATACATTTACGATTTGCAGTATGACAATTTGACAAAAAATGATGGCGTTTTTAAACGGTTTGCAAAACCGTGCATCGGCAAACAGGTGACGCTGAAAGACATCAAGGATGTAAAGTCGCACATGTTTAATAAATTGAAAGGTAAAAAGGGGACGCGCGAATATGATGAATGGTTTTTGAATTATAATCCGATTGAGAAGGATAAAATGAAGGCGCTCAAAGGGAAAAACGCTGAAAAATTCGACGAAAAAATAAAAGATGTGAATAAATTCTCCCCATCTTATTCAAAACGCAAAGATCGAGCAAAAACGAAGATGAGAACGATGACTAGGACGCGGACGCGGACCCCAAGAACCAAGACAAGAACTCATAAGCATAAGATGCATAGAAGAAGAAGCTAATATAATAATTAATCTAATTTAAGCCAAACTAAATTTACTTGTCTTTTTTCTCAACTCCGATTTGGTAACACTTTCTGCACAGAGGAACATAAATGTCATCTGCACCAATTAACACTTGTTCGGTGCTGTTCGTATTTCGGAATGAAAATGGTGCATGAGTTCCATCTTTGCATTTTCCGCAAAGCGCGCGCAATTTTGTCACCTTGTCGCTTAGCGGAATAAGATCAAGCAGTTTTCCAATTTTTTCTCTTTTAAAATCTCCGTCGAGTCCGCAAATGTATACTTTTTTATGTTGTTCTTCCACCATTTGTGTTGTAAACTCGACAATGTCCCGAAAGAATTGTCCTTCATTCACCAATATAACATCGCATTCATTGATTTGTTTCGCGTTTTCCTCTACTTGCATAATTTCTTCCATTGAGAAACCCATGATACAAGGTATCATTTGTTTGTCATGCGTTGAAAGCATGGTTTCAGAGTAGCGATCATCCGCTTTAAAGTTGATTACGCAGACATTTAATTTACAAAATGAGAATTGTCTATAGTAATTTAAAAGTGTCGATGTTTTTCCAGACCACATCGGTCCCAATATGAGTTCAAGATAACCACTTTTTGAAGAAGAAATTGGTTCCATTTTTAGATCAACCGACTTGGTTTTATAACATATAGTTTACGATGTTTCTAATTCAATTTTATTAAATATTATATACATAAATATATAGTTAAATAGTCGAAAATAAATTATTCATAAATTATTCATAAATTTTAATTTATTTTTATGAATAATTTGAAATTACCATTATACTTGTTATACTTGAGTTAGGTACATTTTGTATGATGTTTCTCCTATTTTTATTATTGCCGTGTGTGTATAAGATGGTACGTCTGTAAAATGTTCTATAGGACCGGTTACACCAACAACTGAACTCCAGTAAGCAGGTCCAGTTCCACCGCTTGTTAACACTTGACCACTTGTTCCAAGTGATTTATTAATTCTTAGATTTGTTGTATCTGTTGTTATATTTAAAGTTGGGTCAGAATTTGAATTACCATATGTTGCATTTGTTGGTGCAAGTAAATTAATACATAATGCAAACTGAACTTGCAATGGACTTGGATTTGAAAGTGAGAATGTTGCACCCGACATATTGCACCTTGAAAATGTTACAAGTCCTCCAAATGTTGCAGGAACGGTAACCGATCCTGCAATGTCACAATCACTAAAAAAATAATATCCTGTTGTATTTACCGGTATCGTTATACCTCCTTTGCATTGAAGTGATGTAAAATAGTTATTGTTATTTCCAGCTAATGTTAATAATCCTTCAATTTGTAAACTACTTATTGTTATGCTACCATTGCATGAAGAACTAAGTGTTAATCCTCTACCATTGGATAACTCACAAATAGTTCCTTGTCCACGATTCACACCAACTATAGCTATATTTTGTTTATCATTGATTACTACGTCAGAACCGCCATATGAACCAGGTGACACATAAACAGCGTTTCCAGAAACTGCTGCATTGATTCCATCTTGTATATCATTATCAGTTACATTATTTACGTATATAACACTACGCTGTAATCCCGGACCTGTAGGACCAGTTGCGCCATCAGCACCGTCAGCACCAGCGGGACCTTGAGCACCAGTAGGACCAGTAGAGCCAACAGGACCTTCAGCACCAGTAGGACCTTGAGCACCAGTAGGACCTTGAGCACCAGTAGGACCTTGAGCGCCAGTAGGACCAGTAGAGCCAATAGGACCTTGAGCACCAGTAGGACCAGTAGAGCCAACAGGACCTTGAGCACCAGTAGGACCTTGAGCACCAGTAGGACCAGTAGAGCCAACAGGACCTTGAGCACCAGCGGGACCAGTAGAGCCAGCGGGACCAGTAGAGCCAACAGCACCTTGAGCACCGTCAGCACCAGTAGAGCCAACAGCACCTTGAGCACCGTCAGCACCAGTAGAGCCAACAGCACCTTGAGCACCGTCAGCACCAGTAGAGCCAACAGCACCTTGAGCACCTTGAGCACCAGTAGAGCCAACAGCACCTTGAGCACCAGTAGAGCCAACAGCACCTTGAGCACCAGTAGAGCCAACAGCACCTTGAGCACCAGTAGAGCCAACAGCACCTTGAGCACCGTCAGCACCAGTAGAGCCAACAGCACCTTGAGCACCGTCAGCACCAGTAGAGCCAACAGGACCAGTAGAGCCAACAGGACCTTGAGCACCAACAGGACCAGTAGAGCCAACAGGACCTTGAGCAGCAGGACCAGTAGAGCCAACAGGACCTTGAGCACCAGCGGGGCCAGTTGCACCGGATCCGATTTTAAATTCTTGGCAAATAATTAATACACTTTTATTTTTTTTATTATTTTGAAATCTAACAGCCATTACTTTTACATTTATACTATCACCACCCAAGCCAGTAAATGTATCTTGGGCGACAATAATCTTACTACTTGATGGTATTATATTAATTTTATTGATAATTCCTCTTAATAAAACATCGCGTTGATGCTTACAAAATTGGTTTACATTCTGAGAAAAATTCTCTGCAATAATTTTATTAAATGTATTATTATTATTATTTTGAACATCAATTTTAAAACCATACTCCAAGCGTTCATTACACATAATTTCAGCTTTGCCTACATTGTTATTTTTAAAATCACTAGTAGATACGTTGGTAATACTAAAATTTGATACACTATCGTCATTATATATGTATTTAGAAATTGATGAACCATATGAAACAAGTTTTTTTAGATTACATAATAGTTCTTCTATGTCATTTCTATTTAATCGATCATTGACACTTAATTTATTTGATATAAATTGATGTGCAACGTTAAATTTAGTGTCTGTATTAGTATTTGGAATCATGTTATAAATATTATCTATATAATAATTTATTCTAAAAAAATAATAATTTTTATTCTACGAAATCGAAGAAGTCGAAACGAACAAAAAGTACTAAAGGAAAATGAAACAAATAGATATAAATTATTTATAAAATACGAGTTAAAGTTTATTTATAAATAATGAATAAGTTGTAAAATGGAACTTGATGCTATTAAAGATGTTTATAACGATAAAATAAACAACTCGACGCCGTGGGTTGAAAAATATCGACCCTCAAATTTCGATGATATTGTATTGGATGATGTAAATAAAAAAATAATCGAATCGGTCATTGAAAATAATTATTTTCCAAATTTATTATTTTATGGACCACCGGGAACCGGGAAAACAACAACAATTATCAACATGATAAATGCGTACCAGGAAAAATACGATCAAAAAAACAAGGGACTAATGATTCATTTAAATGCATCCGATGAACGAGGTATCGACATTATACGAAATCAGATTAGCGGATTTGTAACATCAAAGTCGATGTTTGGTGACGGTATGAAGTTTGTTATACTGGATGAAGTTGACTATATGACAAAAAATGCACAAATAGCGTTGCGATATTTACTAAACAATTTTAACAATTCGATCAATGTTCGTTTTTGTTTGATCTGCAATTATATAAGCAGAATCGATGAAGCGCTGCAAACCGAGTTTGTAAGAATGCGTTTTAATATGTTACCGGATTCAAAAATTATATCATTTTTACAAAAAATTAATACGGCTGAAAAATTAAATGCAAGTTTAGAAATTTTAACATCGATACAACGCCATTTTAATTCGGACATTCGAAGTATGATAAACTACATGCAGTCAAATCAACACGTATTGTGTGAATGTAAAGTTATAACGAATGATGTATGGAAAAATGTAACAATAATGTTGAAAACAAAAATGAAACCGGCTGTTATTATTTGTAAATTAAATGAAATTAGTTTAACCTATAATATTGAACGTAAAAATATAATTAAAAATTTTTTGAATTATGTTGTACAACATGAGTCCGAATGTATAAACTCACAATTTTTAGATTTTGTTGAATATATAACACACATTCAAGAATGCAAAACAGATCATCTTATTCAATATTTTGTATTGAGAATGGTAACATTACTATAATCTCATTATTTCGCGTTGTTTCTCTCTCGCATTTTACTCGCGTTTTGTATCATTTTTTTTGTTGTGGGCAAATCAAACTGAAAATCCGGATCCCCTGTTATTGTGCGCAATACGTGCGTCGTGTATGCCCGCGTCAACGCGTCGGCTTTGTAATATTTATAAAAACAATCTTGCAACTTGTATTCATAATCGGGTTTCAACGGCGGCCCGCTATCCCGGAGGTTGTTAAATTTGGATAGAATGCATTGATATTCGCATTCTGGCAATATGTTTCCAGTAAATACGCCCTTGCATCTTGGTTTAGAATGTTTATGTTCACCGATGTATTCAATCAAGTATTTTTCTCCAACCTGTAAATCAAGAGGGCTGACGACGGCAAGTGGTCTCATTTATACGCCAGTGTGTATCATGATTCGTCTTATATAAAAAAAAATCAATTTTATTAATTTTTAATTTAATAATTAATAAAATTAAATAATAAAGATTTCTTTTTATATTTATCCATCTATATTTATTTATTTAAAGAAAGACGAATGAACTCGATATCGGAAACAGCAGTGACGGCATTTTCAGGAAATGAAAATAAAGCGCTTTTGTGGAGCGTTTTGCATGGAGGTGGAAAATTTGTTGGAATACCCGACAGTCAAGTGCCCACCATTAAAGAAATATTCGAACAGACCATTCATAATATGAGCGAACACTGCCGAAGATTAAATCAACCCATAAACCTGAATGCAATAAATAAAGAAGCGGTTGTAATTATATGCAAGAAATTAGAAGCCATTAAAATACAGCAGCAACAACTACAACTACAACAACAACAACAACAGCAATCGTACCAGAATCCTCCTCAACAAATCTACCAAAAAAAACAACAACAAGTTCCGCAACTGGAAACAATTTATAGAGCAGAAGATATGCAAAAAGAACGTCAAAATGCATTTCAAAATGAGTTTAAAAGAAAAGAAGAAGAAATGTCTTCCATATTAAAGTTAAAAAAACCTGAAGAAATTAATTTCACAGATGATGTTTACGATAAACCGATTGGGGATGATATGGAACGTTTGCTCGCGGAAGCGCTGGCGTCCAGAGAGAGAGAATTGGAACAAATAAAAAATGTTTTTACACCTGAATCAGATTCTTCTAACGTAGGTTCGAATTTGAATTTAAATGAAAGTAAAGAACAATTTGTTACGTACAACATTGCAAATGCCGAACGGAGTGTCGTGAATGAAAAACGTGTTAGTTTTGGAAATGAATTGCATGTTATTGAGAATGAAAACGATGGAAACGATGAAAACGATGTAAGTTTTATTTTCAATAAATTAAAAAAAATTAAAACAAGAAAAAACGTCCTAGATGAAAATGTCGCAAATGAATATAATGCGGCGGCGGCGAGTGCTGACACAATTTTACAAATGTCGCAAGATATTACGTATATAAAAACAACACTGGCCGAAATAGTAACGAAACTAAATAATTTGTGTAATCACGAAAGTTCGTTGCCGCCGCTTCCGTAAACGCTATTTTTATTTTCACCACACGTAGTAGTGGCAATGGTAGTAGCAGGAATTGATTTTGATGGCATCGATCTTCTATTTACTTTGCTTTTTGGAGCAAGTGAACTCAATGTTGATGGTCTTTTTTCGCATCGCTTCAAGGTAAATTTTTTTGTTAGCGTCGGCGTATATAATAAGCAAGGAATGGATGTAATCGTTCCAGTTACTTTATCATAGACAACGTCCTTCGTTTTTATCAACTTTTTTTGGTCGAGACAGTAAAATAAGAAATTTTGAAGAAATGATTTATCTTTCTCATTCAAATTATTTTCACTCGCGTAAGTATCAACAAATGCGATTATTTTTGAATTTTTCATTGACTTGTCTAATTTTGTCCACTGGTCTTCCTTGTTCTGCGTTCTTTCCTTTTCTAAAAAAGAATCAATGTCGATGTTTGAATTACACTTTGTCAACTGTTTAGTGTTTGTTTTTTTTAGCAACATGGATTTATATTTCATGTTTCTAAGCTCAACGCATTCTTCTTTTGCCGGAGTAGCATTGGTTCCATTGATTTCGTTGGTATGATTATTATTCATTTCTTGTGTTTGCGAATCCATTTTCGATTAATGTGATTTTTGTCGGTAACTTATATATATTTATGAAATAGAGTTTAAATCTATTTCATAAATAATAATTTATTCATATTTTATAGTTGAGAAAATTATATAGTATATATATATATAAATATATATAAATATGGAAAATCTTGAAAATAATAATCTCGAAAATAATAATCTCGAAAATCGTGCAAACGCAAACGCAAAATATAAAATGTATTTAATAGAAGGAGTTGGCTGGATCGGAAGTGTTGCGGTGTTGATTCCATATGTCGTGCCTTTTACAAAAACAATTGATTTTGCATTGAATACGCTAGGCGCGTCTGGACTATTTGTCGTTTGTGTTGCGTCAAAACAATATCAGTCAGTTGTTATAAATGCCGCGTGGATTGTGGGCGGCATTTATAAATATTTTTCATAGTTAATGGTTGTTTTGAAATAAACATTAAAACAAGTGCATTGGAGATGACGCAGACGACGGGGCCAAACTACCAACACACATGGAATACGACAGGCGGGAAACAAAATATGCTAAAAAGTATGTAAAACAACTCATGAACAAACTGAGCAGCAATCCGAAACTAAATTTCTTTGAAAATAAACTGTAGAGAGAAAATACAGTTACAAAAACAAATAAAACATAAAAAAATATGGAGAATCCATAATAATACAAACAGTATTCACGAGTCAAAGGGCCAAAAAGCGTATCAAGCATATTATTCATGTTATTCATTATTACTAAAACTATTTATATGTATAGTATATATAATATTTTATAAAATATTATTAAAAAATATTATTAAAAAACATTTCTAAACTTGTCTAAATTTTATAAAATAAAATAAAAATGATAAAAAATATCAACGTCTCTGGCATTCACGGTAAAAAGGTAGGAATAATGTTGAAAAAAGAGTGTGTCGAAAACAATACACTACTCTCTATAGAATCGGACTCTAAAAAGGTTACCACAAAATCGGATGAGTTAAAGCGAACATCGTGTGAAAAATGGAATTTGTCGGAGCATTGTTTTACACACGCTTACCAATTTTGTGAAATATCAAAATTGTATTTGAACATGGAAGACACTACTAGTATAGAACATCGTTCTCTTATTTTAAAAGAATTATCAAACAAAATTGTAGGGTATAAACGACAAGATGTTGAAAAAAGGATATTTCAAAAAGATTTATTTGTATCTCTCGAAGATGTTGTTGACAAACTATTGTGTTCCAAGTTGAAATGTTTTTATTGTAAGCGTAGTTGCGAGCTTTTATATAAAAACATGTATTCAAAACAGCAATGGACGCTGGACCGGATTGATAACGACGTTGGGCACAATACGGACAACGTCGTTGTTAGCTGCTTGGAATGCAATTTGAAACGGGGAACCATGGATAGTGACCGCTTTAAATATGGAAAACAAATTGGATTAACATTTCGAAAAGTTGAATAATTTATTTTTATTAAATATTTTATTAAATATTTCTTAAAAAATGATATAAACCAAAAACATGTAATTATAACATTAATAATATTATTTTAATTTTATAGTAATGAATACAAATAGTAATGAGATTGTTGGTGGTTCCGGATACACGACACAAAATACGCTACTACTCACTAATTTACTAAAATTTTATCAACAAAATGACAATTTGGATATCATGTTGCAAATTATCAACGGTCACTCGAAAATATCGCTTCGAATTATTGACTGGTTTGCAACCAATTATGCAAAAAAATATTTTACAGTTTATGCAATCAGTAACGAATATTCGAAAGGGTCCAGGCGTTTTAAAGTGTATGTCGACTATAAATTGAAACTGAAAGCGTATTCCAAGAAACGATTCGACCCGTTTTGTAGATGGGACCGAATTACAATTCCGTATAAAAACGGCACATACATTCAAACGACGATTGGACAACTCAATTTTTTTAAATGGGCGATTGAAAATGACATTGTTCAATACATTGAGCAGCATTATGACACCATTGAAGACGACATGAATGCGAGAAACAGCACGTCGAAACGTTCCTCGTCATCGTCAAATTCTTCAACCGCTTCATCACTGTCTTCCATCTCATCAACGTCATCTAGTGAAGATCTGGATATTGCAAACGAAGTGAAGAGTGAAATCAAAAGCGAAAAGAATAAAACTCGAAAGAAGCGCGAAGAATTGTCGGTTTCAGCAATCAAAAGTATTAAAACTGAAAATGTGGAAGTGGTGGTTAGTTTTGAATAAGGGGATTAAATTGTCTTAAAACACTTGCAAGTAAAGCAGAAACAGGTATGACAAGTATGCCATGACAATTACGATGAGCCATATTGGTATCACGGTTTTATTTTTGTATCCGATTCCAAATTGGCGAACGGTTCCGTCTTTGTGAAATATAAAACTTGGTTTCACGTATGCCATAATTCCAAATAGTATAATAAACAACAGTATAGAAAGTGAAGTGATATTTTGTTTGATAAATAGTCGATTCATATGTGTATTCTTTGTTTTTATTAATATGGATTTCCTATATAAGTGTATGAATATCGCTAAACCTGATTGTTATTATATCAAAACAAAAAAATATATGAAATTATACATTATACATTAACTATAATTAAATTATAATGAAGCATTTTCATTACAATTTAATATTTAATTATTTAATTACATTTATATTTTTTGAATACCAGCGACGAAATTTTAATTTTTTGGACGTGTTTTTTTTTCTTCTACCACCTTGACTTTCATTTGATTCTTGTGGTGATTGTTGCTGACCTTTACACACATTTCTAAATGCAATAAAAATCATTGAGAAACAATAAAAATCAATTAAAAATATCCAAATTGATTTTTAAATTGTTAATATAATGGTTATCAGCGTTTCCTTGTTTCTCAAAGAATGAATTTGTTTATTTTATCCCTGATTCCACGCGAAGTTGCCGAAGCCATGATGGACAAACACATTGTAAAAATCATTTTGGAGGCGGTTCAAATGCTCTGTTCTGCTCGTCGCATTCTTCTTCCCGATGATGAGGAAGGCAATGCTCCGCTTTACAAAATTGCACACAAAAATCACCCCGTCACAATTTGGTGCAGAGAATCTCAAGCCAATTTCATCTGGACGCTCGACCTCGTTGACGAAATGCACAAGGAATGGCAGTTCCGTTATAGCCACCCTGAAACCAAAATTCACAAATCATATACTGTTGCGCAGTATTTACGAGAACATATGCCAGACGCCTCGCTTTTCCCCCAAGAGCGTCTCACTCCGTTCGCACAAGCCATGCCGGACCAGTACAAATGTGAAAACGATGCAGTCCAAGCGTATCGCAACTACTACATGTCGGAAGAAAAACAGAAAATCGCCACGTGGAACAAGAAACGGGCTGCTCCCGGTTGGTACATTAAAATGTAAAATAAAATAAAATCGTTATCAAAAATTATTTTACATTTTTTTATTTTTACAACTACATACTACATAGTTTTTAGAATTTGTCTCTCTATTCTCTCAAGATTCACTACTTCCTTCCGCATCCACATAACTATCCGGATACATGTCGGCAGAATTTGCGTACTCTTCGTGCGCATCGTCTTCATTCATTTCATTTTCTTCATCCGGGTCATAGTCCGGCGCATCACCTTCGTCTGCAACCGCATCTTCGCGAGCCAACGCTTCCGGGTCTGGATCACCGGATAGCATTGTGCTCATTATTCCGCGTTCCTTTTTACGATTGTTGATTCTCTCGATGCGTGCCAGCTCTTCCGTTTCAAAATCCGGGTTATAAATCCGTAAGCCAGCGTTTTTACCAATGGACTGCGAACCCATTTTGTATTTCTTATGATTCAAGTAAATTTGTTTCTGGTCTTCCGACATTTGTTCCACATTTTGAACAATGTCATCTCTCTCATCGTCGAGAGAACGCAAATAAGTTTCACGAACGGTTTCAATGTTGCGATTCATTATTTTTTTATCATCCAGAATGAGATCGAAATACGTGGTTAAAATTCGCGATACTTCTTTTTGCACATCAATCGGATTCTTTTGCTTTGGTGGATCCGCCTTTTTCTCTCGAAATTGTTTGACAACATTAGAAAAATGCAAATAGGAATGAACGGCCGCTAAAAAGTAATATTCGTATAAAAGCACTGTAATGTGCTTGTTGTCTTCACTGTAAATTGGCGTATTCTCGATAATTTCATTCAATAAAAGCGTAGTCGATTGCACATTATTCAAAATATTACTAACCGGTTTCTTGTTTCCGATTTTATAAAAGTTCCCAAGTGTTTTCGTAACGCGCTCATTTGAAACGGCAATAATGGACGAAGCGTCGCCGGAAGAAAGTTGCCCGGTAATGTAGGGCGGCAACGACTCAATTTCAGACACTTGAGTCAGAATCATGTTTGGATACACTTGTGTCATATTTTTGATTGCATTTTTCATGAATTCTACGGATACTTCAAGCGTATTATTTTCCGCGTTTAATAGCGTGTTTTCGGTTTTATGAAACAACATAATACCGCCCTTGGTGACGACGCCTTGCGTAATGTCGGACGGCGTTCTGAATACTGCATTTGCGGTTCCTTTATTCTTCATATTTAAAAACGCCGTGATTTGTTCCGTTAAAAGTTTACTAGTTTGTTCGACGCGACGTTGTAAATTCCTGGAACGTTCGGCGGTCGGGTTTTCATTGAATGCTTTTAACGCGACGAGAACGTCTTTATCCAGCACGCGCAAACATGCAGTCACAGTCACAGTCACAGACGGCGACAGCGTTTTAGTTAAAATGCGGTTCAAGTTTTCATTATAGGTTCCAACGCGAGCTTCATACATGGGTTTCATTGTTTGACGGTGAACAAGTTGAAGCAAATGCTGTAAATCTTTAATGGTGTAGTCCAAATTGAATTCATTTTTGATTTGAGTGATTAATTTTAATTTGTTATCATGCGTCATACCTTTTGCAGATTTCAGAATATTAAATATATCGCGATTCTCTCCCAACGTGTTTCGGAATTTACAAATTTTTTGAAGTTCCTCTGCCAATGCCGTTTCATTTATTTCTCTCAAAGAACTCGATTCGATTTGTTGACCTTGTTCTTGTCTCTCTTGTTCTTCTTGTTGTTGTTCTTCTTCAACTGCAGCTCTTGCTTCTGCCGCCCCTGTTGCCTTTTCTTTGGATTTTGATTTTGATGACTTCTTTTTTTTCGCCGCCGAATCTGGTGCAGCAGCAGCAGCCGAAGTGAGAGCTTTTATTCCCTTGTGTTTATCATAGTTGCAATACGTCATGAAGGCGTTGTAAATCGTGTATTCGTCAAAATTGGAATGCGTGTCGTGGGACATGGTTTCAAAATGAATGACGCCTTGACTTGCTTGCAGCATTTGCATGCTGCGCGTGTCTTTTGGATCCAACATGGTGGCAGCTTCGCTCAAACCGTAAACGTCGTGTAAAATATCGGCATTGCACTCCACCATGTCGCAATAATTTCGAATATTGGGTTCTCTCTGTATCATGTATTGTAAAACTGTTTCATTATCATCGCCATCGCCTTTTTCGCCTTTTTCTCCTTTTTCATTGCAGCAAGCGTTCTGAATGTAGTTTCTCGACAGGAGCTTTGTCTTGTCCGCCGTTTGCGCCGTGATTGCATCTTGAATGAGTTTCTGAACAAGGAGAGAAAAGTGGACGACTTTCGATTGAATCACGAGTATATTTTCCGTTTGTAAACTGTTTCCATTTTTGAGGTTTCGTTTCAGCTCGTCGCAGTACGTTTTTGTAACGGGCAGCGGTGTTGCAGTGAGAACAATGGACGGGTTTACAAGAAGCGGGCGAAAGAGGAACAGTGCATCGTTAATTCTGTGTCTTGCATTCACTTTCATTATTTCGCGCTGTTTTTTAATTGCATCATTTTCGCGTTTGGCTTCAAAACGCGCTTGCACATTCGGTAAATTTATTATTTTTGTTTTAGTTAAATTGAATAGCGTGTCTCTCATTTTATCCTGATTTATTTTTTTCACCGAGTTCCAAGGCGCATAGTCACTCTTTACTTTTTGCGTAATACAAGCCATATAAATAAGGAAGGGCAAATTTGTTTCATCTGCAGAATACGGGTACCCTTCAAACGATTTTACACAATTAGGGAATGTGGTTTTGGTTTTAATTTGCGGAATGGATGTTTGCACGACAACAATCATGAGTGCCATGCAATAAAAAACGAGGTACTGGTTGTATGTTTTCTCGTATGTTTCATAATCTGCGCTGGTTTTTTTATCGACTTCGTATTGTTCCTTTGTTTTTTTCGCTGGCACAAGAAATTGTATATTTTCAATAATAAATCGTCTCTCTCGCGGTTTAAGAACAATGGATAATGAATGTTCATAATGATCAATAATTCCAATCATGGTTTCATACTCTTCTCTCTCTGTTTCGAATTCATATTCTTTTTCTTGTTGTTCTTCTTGTTTTTCTTGACCGCCTTCTTCTTCTGCTTCTTCTTCTGCTTCTTCTTCTGCATCTTCTTGTAAAATGGCGGCAGCTGTACCGGTTTGTTCAATGCCTTGGTTCTGAATATTAACTTCGATAATTTCGCCCGCATTTACGGATGCCATGTCGGAAGCCATTTGCTGTTCATCGCGCATCAAGTGCATAATACTTTCATTTTTTTCACCCTCCTCTTCATTAGCAGCCATCCATTCCGATTCGGATACGAATGCAATTCTTGAAATGGTATAGCCGCTGAATTTATCGACGATTTGGTCGCCTTCGCGTTTACCGTTTGTTTTTTCAATGCGCGAGAGAGTGGACATGTATTTTAACGATTTTGGATCGGCGGGACTATAATTTTGAGCAAGGTCATAAAAAAATGTTGGTAGCAAACGTATGCCGGTTGTTTTGCAGTAGAACCAGTGAGAATCGTCACCCGCCGTCGCGCTTCTTAAGAACAGTTCGCTGTTCACCATATCTAGTATGCATTGATACTTTAGTCCCACATCTTCCAGACCGAGAATGCAGTTTACGGTGTCTTGGTAAGGAGAGGTTACAACGGTTTCAACCCTTTTTTTGTTTTCTTGTCCGAGGGCATATTTTAGTTTATTGTATTTTAGAATGTCGTACACTTTGAGTTTATCGAGCAATTTTATATTTTTCAAATCGTATAAAAATGTTTCGTCGATATTTTGTCGTTTTAATTCGCTTTTTTGGTCAAATTCGTTCACAATTCTTGAAGTTAAATCTTGCAGAATGGATGATTCCGCAACCGACTTATCAAGACACTTTTGATTAATTGAAAAACAAAGCGGGCTAGGTTTGGTTTCAGAAGGAATATTGCAAAAATAAGACGGATCGTCGAGTTGCACATTTTGAAGTTCAGGGTCATCATCTTTTATCCATTTATTATTGCGCCTTACAAAGTATTGGTTATCACCACCCTCTTGACCTTCGCCTTCGCTTTTTAAAGCCGCATAGTCGCCATCTTTTACAACTCGTTTTCCGGAAGGATCGTAGCGCGCATCAAATAAAACGTCGTCACCCTTGTTATTATCGAGCTCTAATGCGGCGCTAGAAGAATAAATTTTACTTAATGTAATTTCGCGCTTTTTGCATGTTTTTGCGTCGGATGATGATGTATTTTTTGAGAGGTGTTCCGAAATGTCTTGTTGTTCTCGCCGTATAATGCTGTCGATTTCAGAAGATGTTAAATCCGAGTTTTCTACCGCGAGCGCATCCATGAACAAGCGTGCGCAGTCGGTTTCAAGAATTATTTTTAATATTTCGGATGCAGAGAGAAATATGTCATCCTGGCGTTTCAGTTCATTGAATTTATAAAGTTTGAATATTTCATCAAATGTTACAGTGGTGTCATCGGCGAGCACGATTTTCGTTTGAAGAGATTCTTTTGTTGCCTTTTTAGCGGATTTAGAGTCATGGTCGCCGAACGTATTGTAAAACATTTCAAGCGACTCGAATGCACCAATATCATTTTTATTAACGAGTTTTTTAAATTCGGATTTGGATACTCCAAGTTTTTTAAAGTAATTGTCAATATTTTTATGGATAAATGCGCGCATCGTTTCATATTGTTGCGCATTGACATTCTTCGAATAAATTAAAAACGGTTGAAGGGAATAAATCACCTTGTATAAAGACAAGTAGTTGTAAACATGATTTTTTTGTTGTCTTTGTCTTTTTTTTATATTTTTACTTGGTGATTCTGTATTATTCGATCCCAACATGCGAAATGCATCTTCATTTGTCGGAACAAACGCCGTTATAAATTCTTTGACAACGGCATTTGAAGCGGGACCGTTGACACCATCCAGTAAAAACAATGCCGCATCTTTTAACCCCCCTCCCTTGTATTCGCCGACTCCAACTCCTTCGGATCCTTTTTTTTCGATTTGAATCATTTCCGATGGAATATCGTCTCTCAATTTAACACTTGAAATAATGGAATGCCATGTTGTAAGAAATGCAGAATTCAGCGCTGCTTGATCGGCTAAATATGTGTCGGGTAAAAGCAGTTGTGATAAATGAACCGCGTGTTTGTCGAGCGTCATAAAAGATGTGACAAATGCTGAATCGTCGGGTGTTGCATCTACACGCTTTACGCTATTTGACTTGACATCTTCAAATTCCAGCTTTGTTAAACCGGTATTATAAACTCGATCAATGTAGAAAGGAACAGCGGTAGAATTATCTTTATTCGCACGAGAAACAATCGTGTCATTGTTTGTGGATAAAGTCAGCATGTTTGAATGAACCGGTTTGCCTTGCATAATGTAAGTCCGATCGGGATTTCGTTTAGGATTTTCAAATGGAGTCAAGTAAGAGTTGAGATCGTTCATAATATTGGGATTATGCGGCGCATTTCGATCCGGATAAATCCCCCTTTCTTCCGCAATTTGTTGCTTAAAGGTGTAAATTCCGTTTACAGTGTCTTCTTCTTGTGCGTCATCTTTTGTAACATATAATTTTTTAATATTTTCAACAATGGGCACAACCCAATAAAGCGGCGTGTCAAGATTTTGAATGTGCGGAACGGCCGGTTTATCTGCATCACTCAAACGGGCGGGCATTTTCGGAACCCCATTTTTATCAAAGATGGAATACTCTTTTCGCAATTGAAAAAAACGTTCAATGTTTCGATGAATACTGTTGAGTTCGGTTTCGGTTCGTTTATGTTTTGGAACGGATGCAATTATATTTTCTAATAAATCATTGTACTGTTTTATTTCAGAAACGATTTTTTGCGAAGACGGGACTTCGTACATGATGTTTGCAAAAATGTGGTTGCCTTCATCCAGCGCTTCTGAAAGGTCGAGATCAATTCCAACATCTCCTTCTTCGCCTTCGCCTTCGCCTTCGCCTTGAGCAGCAGCTTGTTCTTCTACAACGTCGGATGACGGCGATGGCGTCGGTTTGTATTCAATGATTTTAATTCGTTTTATCCAAAAAGGCAACCCTCGGCATCCAAAGTTGATAAAGATGCTGTCTTTTAACAATTGCTCTTTCATTTCCAGAGAGAAGGAAGATGACGACGATTCTTTATTGTCAAGTATAATTTTTACTTCAATCATGTCTTGATTTACATCAACATCAATAATTTTACATGTGATAACGGGCGGTTTATCTTGTTCTTGTTGTTGTTGTCCCGGTTCCAATGGACCCGTCGCTTCTTTTAATTGTTCTCGAATTTGATCGGGTGTCAACGATAGTTCGACGGATATAACCATATTGATTTTCAGGTCATGTTGTTCAACGAATTTGTGGGTCGGCTTTCGGTCCAGGACTTGTATTTCTAAAATGTCTTCATCTTCAATTTTATCGGCGAATTCGCCGTCATGAATGCGGAGTTTTATGAGCTGCTGTGTTTTTTTATCATTGAGATGAATTCTACTTAAATCGATATACACGACTTCATACACGTTGTTTTGCAGCTTGGATTCAGAAACGGTTGCATTTATTTTTATTTGGTCTCCCAGAAACAGTTTGTTGTTCATTTCAATGTCTCTGGTCTCGGGATCAGTGTCGGAACTAATTATTTCTTCTACTTCTAGTTCCATTTCAGAATGTCAGAATGTCAATATTTATATGAAATCAACAACTATAATATTATATTATAAATATGAATAAATATTATATATAGTAATATTAATATTATATATAGTAATCATTAGAGAAAATTCTTTAAATTTAGAAAATATAATTATTATTTATTCATTCAATTTATTCATTTCATTCTACTTCTCCAGTTCTTATTAAATATTATATTTATGGAACACATTTAAAGAAAAAATGATATTTAATATTAGATTATAGAAACAGACAACAAGACAACAGTTAATATAAAAAAAATGTCAACAGTTAATGGTAAATCGTATTATTATTCATTTGATTTGAGTTGTGTGCCATCATTGCATGAGTTTGTTCAAGGTGACAGTGGTGCCAATGACGCCGGGTGTAAATGTCATGACGCGTGCATCAAGTGCAAAGTAGTGGAGGTGAAGGTGTGTAAGAATGATTGGGTCGATTCCCCATCTTCTTTTTTTAATAGGCAAACATATGATTATAGCCATTCCTACTTTTTAGTGAATTATGATAAGAAAATATTGCAAAAACGCATTGACGATGGAGTTGAATGTGGATACGAGCAGTATGTTCGTTCTGTAATTTCGAATTCGGACCGAAAAATCGTGTGTTTTTCCCCTCCAATGTGCGAACCTATGCCTAGATCCAAAGATGATTCCGATATAAAAAAAGTGTTGGAATTTTCAAAGGTAAAGTTTGCGGAGGAATTCGTGGAAGGAACCATGGTGAATTTGTTTTACAATCCTTCGAATGATGTTCAGGGGTGGGAGTTTTCAACGAGGAATATGGTTTCTCCGGCAGAAAAGAGGGAGAATGGTTCGGGTGTGGTGGATAAAAAATGTTTTCGACGGATGTTTTTCGAAGTGTGTGCTTCCGTTGGGTTAAAATTTGATGACTTGCCGAAGGAGTATTCGTATAGTTTTGTTCTACAGCATCCGGACAACACGATTGTTGCGCCGGTAAAGAGCATGGCCTTGTATATTGTTGCAATG